TTAAATCGCATTCCCAATCTCCTTTAATACCATTAATAACATAGGCATAATTTGAATAAGCACATAACCTAATCCAGCGTTTTGAATTCCTGACCACCCTCTCTCGCTTTTTCCCAACATGAAGAAAAAGCAAGAACCTACTATTATAACCGAACACACAGGGAAACTAAGTGCTACCATTAAATCCACAAGTGGATCCAGAGCATGAGCAATTACTTCTAATGTTTTCTCACCTATAAATTGTGTAGCTCCAACTGGTATAGCTTCGGGAGCAGAAGCAAAAACTGGCTTAGCAGCGATTAACGGAATCGCTATGGAAGTAGCTACCTTTTGTACGACCTTGCCATACTTTCTTTTTTTCTTTTCCTTATAGCTGCCAGACATAAATTCGTTAATCGACATAGTTTGAGTTCTCATCTTAAATCCTCCCAAAGATAGACTTTGCCTTGCAAACCTTCGCATAGCTTCTCCAGTTTTTTCATTCTAAAGGCAGTTGTGGTCACCCATACCAATGAGAATTGTGGATTGTATGTGGATAACTTTCTGTATTTTTTGATTTTTTTAATATTTTTCGCCATGGACTGCTTATAATCAATCTCAATAAATTGGTGGAGTTTGTTGTAGATATATACGGCATCTGATATGAGGGAGATGTTGTTTACGGATATTTTGACTTCATTTTTCCATGTGGATGGTCGCCCAAGGCAAATGTATAAATCGTTACGCATTAAATAATGATTCACCTGTGGTGTTTTTTTTCGGACTTTTTCAGCTTGAACCATTTCCCGGCCAGCAGCATTCAAATAGTATATTTTCTTTTTGTGTTCATGGAAATGAGCTATATACTCAGCCATATTACTTAACACTCGCTGGGCGTTACGGTCTTGCCCTAATCGGTGCATTCGTTGCAGTTGCTCTCTCGATAGGTAATCACATTTCTTCAAGCTTAAAAGTATTTCTTCTAGTCTCTTCTGATTTTTCAATTGTAGATTCCTCCTTTCGTGGTTTGATCACTATGTGAGGAGTCAACAATTTTTCAATTTGTTTATTATGAATAAAAGGCGTTTGTACAATCTGTACTCCATCAGGAGTTTTATAAATTGCACGGCCAACCACACTTAGTTTTTCTGCTCCCGCCTCATCTAGCACCACTCTTGAGGCTATAGCATCCCTTAACTTATAAGTGATTACCGTATCGCAATTTTGCTTAATCTGTTTATTCATGACATCAGCAGTAGGATATTGACTACAATACACTAGTCTATAACCTAATCCAGCACCGATTCTTGCTATTTCCGAGAGCGCTTCTTCACACTTACGGGCTTTTTCCTTCTCTTCTTTGCCGGTGAGGATTTGTGGCGAGATTTGTGCTGCTTCATCAATAATAACGAAATGTCGAGTATCAACCCCAGCTTCTTTAATGTCTTCGCATCCATTTTTGTCCATCCACTCCTTCATATTTTCCATTTCTTTTTTTACATTCAACAGAGCAAGTAAAGCTTCATCTAAGTTTGTGGCCACATTCTCTACTTGTTTTACATTCTTAAATCGTGTAAATGCTAAGCCCCCTTTTAAATCGATAAGGGTAAGCCTTGTATTTTCTGGTTGATTATTAAGTAAATTGGTGATTAAAAGCTTCAAGTAAACTGTTTTTCCTTTCCTAGTTGCCCCAGCTAAAGTTATATGTCCACGTTCCATGTCGTGATTAATAAATCCGTACCTTGTTTCTCCTAAAATTACTTCCCATTCCTTGCATTGATCTAGCATTGTCTCTTCAAAGTTGATTCTAGTAGGCATATTTCGATCTAAAACCTTAATGTGTAGCATCCCATCAAAATGGAGCACAATATCTTTATCAGAAATGTATCTATTCTCAAATAATCCCTTTATCTGATTAATCAACCCTTCCTTAAAATTAAGATTCTGAAGCGCCTGTAAGTCAATAACTCCCTTTCGATTGTTTAATCCATCCCTTAAATGATCAATCTTCTTTTCGAAATCATTAAAAGACAATCCTAACGGTATGCGATAGACATACTCCTTTCCCCAGTCATGCTTTTTCTTTCTATATAGCTGAATAGATTTGATTTCGCTCCCTTCCTTTACGCAGAGTCCACAATTCAAAGTAATTTTTTTAATCTTCTCTCCATCATCTAGTTCAGAAGTTTTCAAATAACTTAATCCGACTAACCCAGCAGCGAAAGATGTTGTGATGATTTCAAACAGCATTTCTTCACCCCTTTTTATTATTTAGTAATAAATAGTTGCATGATAAACGACAACAATACAGAGGGTTTGCATGTTGATATAACTGGATTTTCATCTGTCGTATCACTATACATATACAGTCATTTCAAGCGACCTCTGTATACGTATACTGCAGCGAATATTTTGCTGAATAGTAAAGGGTATGAAAAGTGAGGTTTGTCCTAATACAAAAAAGTTTAGAGGACAAACATTATTTTTATAGAACTTTAAAATGTGAGGTGATAATGAATGGAAACTAAATTAAAGAAGATCCACAATGAGACAGGTATCAAACAATCTTTTGTTGCTGAAAAAGCCAAGCTTACAAAAGGAGCATATAGTCAAATTGTTAGGGGGGAATCTATGCCTTCTTTGCCATCGGCTATTCGGATTGCGAGGGTGTTAAGCGAAACTGTGGAGAATTTATGGGGAAATCAAATCGAATAGGGATATCTAAAAAAAACAGATTAACATTGGATAAACCTAAGGTCTAAAACTATTTTCAATTCGTCATATTTTAATTTCATAAAAAAAATCAAGTAATACTTTCTACCTATTTTGTAATTTTTTTAAAATATTTGTAATATTTCGTGTTAATATCAAAAAGTGCTATTTTTGCAAAATAATAATTTAGTAGGGGGAAATTAAGTTGTTTTTCAAGAAAATGAGGTTTATTGTAGTATTTAGCTTTATCACATTTACCTTTATCAGTTTTTTTCCAAATGTATCTTTGGCAGCTGCCACTTTTATCGTTCCTGCAGAGGGTACACTTACTCAAGGATTCAATCCTCCAGCTCATAGAGGAATTGATATTTATAAAGAACCAATTCGTTCAACTATCAAGGCAAGTGCATCTGGTATAGTAACTAGAGCTTCTGGAGGTTGTGGACCAAGAACAGATTATTGTAACGGCGGGTTAGGAAATGTCGTATATATCCAACACGAAATAAATGGACAAGCTTATGAATCCGTATATGCTCATCTCTATGATTCTATTAATGTTACAGTAGGTCAACGTGTAACACAGGGGCAAAAAATCGGCGAGATGGGGAATTCCGGAAGAGTTACTGGAGCTACCGGAATCCATTTACACTTTGAATTATTTAAAGGAAATAGAAATAGTGGAGTTGCAATAAATCCTTATGATTACTTTGGAAAAGATTTATCACCTACTCCTCCCAAAAATACTAATCCTGAGTCTATATATCATGTAATTCAAGTTACAAACCCACAATGGGGGCTTTACAGAGAAGCAGGAAACGATTCAAGTAAATATATTGAGTCTTTAAAAAATTATGACCAATGGTACATGGTTGTTAATAAACAACAATGGGTTAACGGTACTTTGTTTTATCATATAATTAGAGGTACAACTGACTATGGATGGACTGCGGCTAGTCAAGTAAGTACTATTACTCCTGTCTGGCATACTGTACAGCACGAATCACAAGGATATGATAGAGCAATTGTAGATGATAGATATAAAGTTCATACTATACCAGCTGATGCAGAAGTTAGAATAATAAGAGAAAACAGCACTATGTATTTAGTTAACTATAATAACTTCCCACAATGGATTTTAAAGAACCCTCCACCTAAAAATACGGGGGTAGAACCTATTTACCATGCAATTCACGTAACAAACCCACAATGGGGGCTTTACAGAGAAGCAGGTAATGACCCAGCAAAATATATCGAAGCATTAAATAAATACGATCAATGGTATATGGTTGTCAATAAGCAACAATGGGTTAATGGAACATTATATTTTCATATAAAAAGAGGAACTACTGATTACGGATGGACTGCTGCTAACCAAGTAAATACTATTTCACCTGTAAATATTACAATAACAAAAGATACACAAGGCTATCATAGATCCACAGTAGATAATGCGTATAAAGCACATCTTATTCCAAAAGGAACTAGTGTGAGGAAATTAGGGGAGACTAGCAACGGAATGTGGATAGTTCTTTATCAAGATTTCCCACAATATATAGTACCAAATTAAATACACAAGTAAGAGCTTCCTTAATGGAGGCTCTTTATTTTATAGGAGGATAACGTGGATTTTATTATGTATTACTAACGGTGAGGAATGGCGTACAATGGGTGATAAACCGTGGGAGTATAAAAAGACTTAGGTGTTATATAGGAAAACCCTTCTCACGTGAGAGGCGTTACTTATTTTAGTATATCCCCAGCAAATAACATAACAGACAAATTATAATAAAACAAAAAGACCCTCTTGTTAAAGAGCGTCTTTTGTTACGCTGATTACGGGTTCAGCGATAGAAACCTTTGTAGATCCTAGACTGTAAGTAAAGGACAATGTTATTATATGCATAATATAAACTTAAAATTACCTTTTGTCAACCATTATTACCTTTTAGTTAAGTTTTATAACACCCATAACGGACTACTTTTAATTTTTCTTTCTACATCGGGATCATCTATTAGATATGCCGTAACAAAACTCGCAGTCATTGCTTGTCTGCTTTTAATACGAAGCACAACAACATAATTATCCGGTGTAATGAGTGTTACTCTTCTATCTTGATCATATTTTCTCTTTTTCGAATCCCATCCAGCGTAATAAGTTAATGATGCATCTGACAATACTTTTTTTATCCATAATATTCTTTTCGATCTATCAGCGCAAAAAATACTTTTATCTTTTTTTCTTCTAGATTGATTCTTAAAAAAAGCATGATCAAATTGATTCGGAGGAAAACTCACTTTAAATCCATCGTGAGTATAAATATCTACATTACAATATTCTTTATGGTAAATTCCTCTATAATCCGATTCCCCACCCAAAATTAATAATTCGGAATATAGAGAAACATTAGCGTTAATAGTCATAATAAATTTATCTCAAAAATATTAAATTTTCTTTCAGATTGATAAGTCCCTTGTATTGGATGTCCAATATATGATTCAACCCTACTAATTACAGATAACTTTGATTCGCTAGTACAATAACCGTGGAATTGATATCCAACCGCACCTATTAATACATCTGCAACTTGTATTAATAAAGAATTATTAGAATCAATAGCCTGTACATTTTCGATGTAAGCACTACTATTTCTAATAAGACTTCTTTTTAATGCAGGCAATCTATCCATATCCTTATTTCTTTTATAGTCTAAAAATATTTTATAATTACTGCCTGGCTCTAACCAATGAAGTAATAATTGATAATAAAATTTATAGAACCCTAATTCATTATCATTGTTATGATATTTTTCAAAATTAACCTTTCGGCTGTCGACTACAATACATCTAAATCGAATAGAATAATTATCGAAAAATAAATCGATAAGTTCTAAATAAAACTCCAATTTAGAAGGTGATACATTTTTCCATTTTATCTCGCCGTTTACATCATGTTTCTTCTTTAATTTTTTTATCAGTTTTTTAAATCTCTCTCTATCTTCATCTGGCAACCAAACGCCACCTATTAGCATATATTTATCTTGATTTATATCCATATTTCTATTTTGAGCCCTCGCAAAAGCTTCCGGCCTACTTTCATCACAATAAATTTCCAAAATATATCTCCTTCCTCTAGGTTTTTATCAATATCTAATCTATAAAAATCGTTTTTAGTCCAATTTATCTATGTAATTATATAACATTAATACCATTTTACCAATAGAAGAATTTGAATCAATTCCACAATAGATTAAGATAGACAAATACCCCTCTCGATCAAGAAGGGCTTATTTGTACCAACGTAACTTTTTTAGTAATTGGGTGTTTTGTGCTGCTGTACCATTGTAGTTATCTATGAAATGTTGGATACCCAGCATTACGTAAATCTTAAACTAGAACATGTTCATTCTGTCCATTTGCTCGGGCATTCAAATGAAATGGAGGGAAATGCAACACTGATACTGCCTTACTTTTGCTGTACGTTGATTATTTTTAATAATAGTTCAAAATAATTATATTCTTCTAGGAATATTCAATGCTAAAGTATTCAATTATATGGTAGTCTACTAATTGTTAATTAACAAATAAGGAATAAAATGTTATAAAAAAGAGCTTTTTGCCTAGGTTAAATTAACTATTTTAAGGAGGAAGAAACTTTATAAAGGGATTTGTACTTATACTTTAAATAAATATACTAATATTTTCCTAAAGTTACATAATCAATAAATAATAGTATATTTCCAAAGCGAAGATAATTCGGATTAAAAAAACAATTATAGAGAGGAATAATAATATGAAAAACAAACTTGCACCAAAAATAATTATTTTTACTATTTTTATCTTTCTATTTTCTACAATTGGACAACCCTTTTTTGCTCTTGCAAATTCATCTAATCCTACAGAAGATTTTGATTCTCATTTCTTTGGTGGGGAATCTCAGTTAGACGGAATTACTATTACAGAGTTTGAAAGATTGACCGAAAGTGAACTTATAGAATTAGGAATTAATGTAGAAGAGGGTTTCGATGAGTTTAATGAAGAAATATTACGTGATGACTTTGATTTCGAAGCTGCTGTAGAAAATTTGGATATTTTCAATATGGATGATGATGAAAAAGAAACTTTTTTAAAGATTATTCAAGAAGTAGCAGCCACTTCCGGTACTGAAGAGGTTGAATTATTAGAAGAATCCCTAATAAACTTGTTTGATAGTTCATCAGAAACATTCAGCGATCTTGAAGCTGCCCAAGAGGAATTAATTGAGAATTATATAGAAAAAGTTGAATCAGAAAGCAGCGTTGTATTTACAAGTATTAACAAATTTGTTTTTGGGGCAGAAAAAGTACATGCTTCTAACCAGAAAAAAGGGAAAGTTAGAGTTGGTGTTTATTTTACTGCTGCCGCAATTAATACTCTTGTTGGTGGAGTTGTTGGTGGCGGATTTTCTGCTATTAAGAATTTTATAAAAAAGAAAGGAAAAAATGTAGCACATAAAGAATTATCAAGAGTAGCTACAGCAGCCGCCTTAAAATTACAAATTAAACAAGTAAGAGGTGTAGCTATTGCTACTGTTATGAGCAGTGCTGTAACTTTCGCCCTTAATTACCTTGATTTTGGTTATGGTATTGCTCATTCTATTGACTTACTAGATTGGTACCCGAATAATGATTGGATAGATATAACTAAATAATGAAGGGGAAATCAAGTTGAAGTATCTAAGGTATCTTATTTATTTTGCAATCGCAACTACCGTAGTCTATATTCTTTCTAAATACGTAGCCACTGACAAAAATATTTTAGGACATATAATTAGTTTCGTAATATTCGTACTAATGGTTTTTCCTATGCTGTATTTGGAAGTCTTCAAATTCCAAAAAAGGTCAAATAGTTAAATTAAAACAACTAAAAGATAACCATGATAATGTAATAACTATTAATAAGCCCTCATATTTTGAGGGCTCTTTTTTTATAAATCATTTAAAAAATAATACTTATTTTTCAAATACCAAAATGGACCTTTATCTTTTATCGCTAAAATCCCAGTGTAACAGCTTACGTGTTTTAATCCATTGAAAGTGTCCATAACCAGATAATCTGTCTCTTGCAATGGTTTGTGACAATATCCGCATTGAATCTTCATTTACTCACTCCTCTAATTAGATTTTATAAGGAAATACTTCTACTAATCAGAGGAAAAACCTTCCTACAAATTACAATTTTCTACATTTCTTACCCTAAATAATTTTTAACATTGGCTGCAGTCTCGAAGCGATCTCTTCCAGACAAAACTACAAATTTATCTGCCTTTAAATCATCGGTTGTTCCTCCGACTACAAATAATTCTTTGGCTACTTGCTTGCCCCATGCTACGTTACGAGTGAAGATTGGACAATTTAAACGGTTGGCTAATGCTTCTGCATTTGGGTAATCAGCAAATGAGTTGATTACAATAGCTTGATTTAACATAAATGGTTCCTCCTTTGGTGGTACAGGTTTAGGTGGTACCGGTATTGTAATTGGTTTCTTTTTTAAATTACCGTAAGCAACTATGCCAGCCACAATAGCACGAGCGCATGTTCTTCGGTATGCATCTGACTTTAGTAATGCTAGATCCTCCTGATTTGTCATGAAGCCACATTCGACCAAGGCTGCTGCGCGATTAAATTCCCGAAGCATGTGGAAATCAGCTCTTTTGTGACCTCTGTTTTTAGGATGTTTGGTAAAAGACATCATTTGTTTCTGGATCTCTGCTGCAAGTCTATCCCCATTTGGTGAGTTACCGTTCCAGCTAAACGTCTCAATCCCTCTTACGTTATTAAACCCACCACTGCCATAGGCGTTCGCGTGGATGGAAACTAACACATCAGCGTTCCAGGCATTAGCCTTATTCGTACGCTCCGTTAATGGAACGTCACGATTACTCTCATGCGTATGCAGCACTTGCACATTTTCATAGGTCAATAACTCTTGGGTAACATAACTAGCTACTACACTATTAAAATGAAATTCGAGCATGGTGTTATCTGGAGACCTTTTCCCGGCTGTTTGTGGACCATGCCCTGCATCAATGACTATCTTCATAAGTCTTGTCCACCTTTCTATTTTAGGCTCTTACTTTTAGTTTTTAATAAGCCTTGTGCTTGTAGAGCTTCCTTCTGCTGATCGCCTTTTGATGTAATATAGTTATTTTTAAACCAGGCGATCAATGCAGTAACAATAGTAAAGAGTAGGGACACTATATAGTATGCGGCTTCTATAAGGCTTGTGACTTGTCCATCCTCAATTGGGAGCACAGGCTTGCCTACCATGATTAATGTTTGGTTAATTAGCGCAATAAAAAGAAGCACCGTCCGAATGACAGTACCTTTGTCAAAGTTTTTCATATTTTTTCCTCCTTTATTGTTGTAAAACGGCATAAAAAATAGCGATTGCCCCACCGATTATTCCGGTGCAAATCGCTGTAATAAGAGCTCCTGTGATGGTCCGTCTAATCCATCTCGTATTGTCTTCTATCTTATCTAGAGAACGATTAATGGAGTTGATTTGCTCATCATGTATAAAACCTTTGCTTTTCACTTCAACCATTTCTTTTTGAAGGGTTTTAATATCACCCTTCATTTCAACAATGTCTTTATCATAGTGATTCATGTTCGTCGCCTCCAATGGCTTTGACCCCCTAACAATGAGAGCCCACAGAATAATCTGTGGGCTCTCATTTTATCTTTTAGTGTTTTTCAAGTTCTTACTTCTTAACTTGAGATAGATGCTACAGAAAATCTATTTCTTTCTCTACATAATCGGTCATTTCAACTTCGTCAAGAGAATATGTTATGTCTCCAGTTAGATAAATTTGTGCATTGCTACTTTCCGAGATCATTCCATCTCCAATATCACCTCTTTCGAAAGTTGGATCTATTGTCTCTATACTAAAACTAACATCTAATTCTACACCAAATGAAATTAGCAATTCGTTCTCTTCTATATCCAAAGTTACTTCAAGTATCTCGAAGTCCATCCCATTAATATAACCGTCGGTTCCCCACCCGCTAAAATATTCTCCTTCAAACTGGGAATTCATTAGAAGGTCATTAATCGTATAATACAATGAAGAATTTCCGTCAAAATAGTTTATTAATTCTTTTTCTAACAGGTTTTTATCGTATTCATAATTATCAATGAAGTATTCATGTAGATTATCTTCTTCATGTTCAAGAAATGACCCAACTGAATTGTAAAAAAGAAGTCCGCTAATATCATCTACTAGGTCTTCATGAATTTTTTGTTTACTCATATCGGCAAAATCTTTAGTATTATTTGAAATGAATACTATTGTCTCTGGATTTTCTTTTTCGCAATATTCAACAATACTTTGCCAAAATATAGCATCTTGAAAAGATAATTTATTCTCTCCAAAAGGTTTAATTCCATTGAAGTATTTCTCTGAAATATGGCTTACAACATTTTCTCCAGTTGGATAGCCAACTATTTGTATGAGATTATCTTCGATAGTCTTATCTAAGAATTGTCTATATCTTTCAACATGCTTTTCAGCTCTTAACATCTCCAAGTTAAGATCAAGTGTGTTTTCTATCCCTAATTCTTCTATTTTTTTGCTTACGCTGTTCCTAACTGCTCTGATTTCTTTTAGAACCGGCCGGACGTTATCTCTATATTTTTTTAAAATTTCGTGATAGTTAAATTCAGTAATGCAAAGTGTAATTGGCTCGTGGTTAGTAAACTTCAATAATTTCTTTATAGCACTACTTTTAAAGAAAAAATCGTTATGCACAACATTCGTATCAATAAAAATTAAGTAACTCATATTGCTCCCCCTCTTTTCACCCTCAGTCTTAATGTTATTCGACAAATAGGAGGAAATTCCTACAAATAATTCTATATTTATCTAATTAAATTTTTTGCTACTTCGCAGGTTCTTCCTCCCCATAATAAAAGCCCACAGCCATTGACTGTGAGCTCCTTCTATTTATTCTGCAGTTAATCTATCTGCTAGATTTTCTTTTACAATTGTGCCAAGTGCAGTTAAAGATTCGTTCCCCTGGTACTCTTCAGGTGACAAAGGTAGGTATCCATTAATGTTGATAGTCCTGGAATCATCATGGCTAATAAAGTGTACTTGGACGTTTTCTAGCTCTCCCTCTGGCGTATATCTCGGATTAACAGATGTGATTTGGATTTTTAGTTTCATAAGATTACTCCCCTTCCTTTTCATTTGCATTTTCAAAAGCTTCGTATAGATGGTCATACACTACAGCTTGTCTGCCGCTAATTTCTTCGTCGTAATCAAAGATAATCTCTTTTACGGTCTTGAGCATTCCGTGGTGATCACCACCTTCAATCACAAATTCTTCTCTAAATAATTCCTCTTGTTGCTTTTTGAATTCCTTCACATTTTTGATGTCGAGATTTCCATTCTCTTTACGTTTCGGCTCTCCGTCTTTATCCGTTCCAGCAAACTCTTTGATGATAGCCATTTCTTCCTCTGCAATTTGTTTATGCTTATCTAGCAAAAGGTTAACTAAGCGTGTGCGATGACGAGATTTCTTTCCTTTCAAAGATAAATTAAATAAAAAGTCGGTTAATTCTCCAACGTATTCATACTTGATTTTTACTATCATGTTCTTTTCCTCCCATAATAAAAGCAGACCAGGTATCTCCTAGTCTGCTAAGCTGATTTTAGTAATTCAATTTCTTCTTCTAATTGTTTAATCTTTGCATTTTGTTGCTCTACATGCTGCTGGAATGCTCTCCACAGCAAGGAAGTCATTCCGTATAAATCTATTCCCTTTCCCTGTATATCCACTATATCTACTGGCGCATATTGTACTGCAATACCGACCTTTTTACGGTCCAGACCATCAACATCATTCAGGTAATTGTATTTAAATACCGGGGTTGTTAATACCTCATGCAGAGCATCCTCTTGGTAATGCTCTACATTTTTCTTTAGTTCTAAATTAGACATTGGAGTAAAGGATAAGGCTTTTATCTCTGTCCATCCGTTATCCGCGTTGTTACGCACCTCTAACACTTGTGCTGATGTGGAAGGGTCTGAACCTTTTAGGAATACACGACCGACTTTAAATCGTGACCAACCAGCAGCGACGTTTCGGTCGGCATAGATTGCTTGAGTGCCCTCGATGCTAATAGAGAATTGGTTTGGTACTAAGAATTGTAGATTGTTAGACGCTGCATCCACTTGTACATTTCCAGTACCTAGATTAAATCTATCCGCTACGGAACGTCCTTGTACTCTATCACTCTTTGATGTAAATGTTTCAACATTGTTCGATTCTAAAGTACCGCTATATAGCTTCAGGGTGATTGGCAACAGATTGCCGAATGTAGTATTTGTTTTCCACATGTTAAGACCTGTGCCGTCATTAGTCGGTTGTATGACAATATTACTGTCATGCGTTGTATTTACACCCGATTGAAAGCGTAATTGTGGTGCGCCAGTTTGACTGAAATTAGGATTACGGACATCTATATATCTTGATTCCAAAGAACCACTAAAAGTTCCTGTTGCTGCATCAAGAGTCACAGTACGTAAAGTCCCTGCTGTTATGGTCCCAAGGTTTGCGCTAATTGCTGCAAGGTTAGTTACGCTAATATGCGTACTCGTAATCGTATTGGCAGCGATTCTGGCAGCATTAAGTGTGCCAGTTGATATATTACTAGCATTAAGGTTTGTAATGGTAACTTGTGACGCATTAATCGTACCTGCAGTTACTGTACCTAGATTGGCGCTGATTGATGCTAGATTACTAACAGTAATATGGGTGCTTGTAATGGAATTAGCCGCAAGTCTATCTGCGCTTAACGTCCCAGTTGATATATTACTTGCATTTAGGTTTGTGATGGTGACTTGAGACGCATTGATCGTACCTGCAGTAACGGTTCCGAGATTGGCGCTAATAGCAGCCAAGTTTGTGACATTAATGTGGGTACTTGTTATGGTATTTGCTCCAATTCTAGCCGCATTAAGCGTTCCGCTAGTGATATTAGTAGCATTTAGATTGTTAATAGTAACAGTAGCTGCGTTAATCGTTCCTGCTGTAATCGTCCCTAAATTTGCAGAAATAGAAGCTAAATTAGTGACATTAATATGAGTAGTCGTAATGGAGTTAGCCGCAAGCCTGTCCGCACTTAAAGTACCTGTCGTAATGTTACTCGCATTAAGCTTATTTACCGTAACTAGTGAAGCATCGAGTATACCTGTTTGGATAATGCTCGCTGATAGATTGTTTATCGAGACTTTAGAAGCGTCAATAGTACCTGCCGTAATAGAGCCTAGATTAGCTGATATAGCTGCGAGATTAGCTACGTTGATTGCATTAGCTGTAACGGTATTTGCGTAGATGTTACCGCCGTCTATTAGCGTGGTGTTACCGTATTTCCAACCGGTGACTAAATTATTTGCGTTACTTGCTAATGCATACGAGTTTATAGTTTTGGCGCCAAATGCCACTTCGCCGTTACTTATTATTAGTTGTTCTTCTATAACTCCAACGGACGCTTCTACGAATACTTCTTTCCCCGAACCTTCACCCATACCCGGAATACCTACTAGAATGTAGCAGGGTTGTCCTGTCCAGTTCGTGTCCTCGAAAATTTCCTTAGAACCTCCACATCTATAGATTGCTTCTGGAAGTCCGTTTGTTGTTCTGTTTTCTCTAGGCGCATGTGCTCCTATTAATATTACTAGTTTAGTTCTATCTAACGCATTAAGCGCTTCTGCTAAAGCCGTTGCGTTGGCTGGTGATGTGTACACATCATAACGAGTAGAACTTATCCAGTTGCGTGTATTTCTATCGTAAACCGCAAGCGTGTAAGACCTATCATTACCCGTATGTCCATTTAGTCCCGTTATGTCTACTCCATTTTCATTAATAATTCCAGTAGGTTTAGTGTCGGGTGTATTTCTTTGAGAATAAGCGCGAGCACGTAAGGAATATACTTCTATTTTAGACGGGTCGTACCCATTATCGAAAGTAGTACCTGCACCTATACGAACTCTTGCCGCGCTTAACGTACCCGTCGTAATATTACTCGCATTTAAATTAGTAATTGTGACTTGAGATGCGTTAATCGTCCCTGCCGTTACCGTACCCAAGTTCGCGCTGATCGCCGCAAGATTAGTAACGTTAATATGTGTGGAAGTAATTGTGTTGGCGCCGATTCTAGAAGCGCTCAATGTACCAGATGTAATATTACTTGCATTCAGGTTTGTGATGGTGACTTGAGACGCATTGATAGTTCCAGCCGTTACAGTTCCAAGATTGGCGCTAATAGCAGCCAAGTTAGTTACATTAATGTGAGTAGACGTAATGCTATTAGCTGCAATACGAGAAGCATTGAGCGTCCCAGTTGTAATGTTACTTGCATTAAGATTTATAACAGAAACTAAAGAAGCATTAAGCGTCCCCGTATTAACATTACCTGCGTTGACGTTGATAATATTCGCTTGATTTCCATCAATCGTAGTCCCGTATAAACGCTCCGCTGCAAGAATACCTTTAATGAGATTAGAGGCGTCGCTTGCGTATTCTTGGACGTCTTCTGGTGCTTCGTCGTAGTCCGTTGCTTTCGTCCCTTTTTCTAGTTTAACGTTCTTAACCGTCACGCTTGTACCTGTCATTCCTACATTTATCGTAGAATTACTTCGGACGCTAAAAGTTAAGGGGTTGAGGTTTTTGGTGTTAGGTAGGGTGAACGTAAAGGTTACTAACTCGTATACCCCACCTATTAAAAATCGTCCAGATTGAGTACCACTAATTGCCGCACTGTCTCGTAAGTAAAAGTCTACGTTACGACTTCCGTTATTGGCTTTAACAAGGAAAGAGATAGTAAACTGTGAGCCAACAAACTGTTCCATCTCACCCCTGTTTATCTCGTAATGTAATAAATTATTTGTGGACTTTTCTTCTTTTGATTGAAGTAAATAGTTCCGTACACCGATTTCCAATTCACCCACGCTAGCCTGCGCCTGTTGTTCCGCGTAAGCTTTCGCCGTTGCTTCGACTGTAGCTGAAACACTGTCAGTATGAGTCTTAGCCGCCGCCTCTGCTGCTGATTTCGCCGCATTAGCTAAGGCTTGGGCTTCCGTCTTTGCCGTTGCTATCGCTTCTGCCTTTGCAATATTTGCTTTATTTAAAGCATCAATAGCTGCTGTACTGATAGCCGATGCTGCAACTGCATCTGCATGTGCCTTTGCTGCCGCTTCTACGATAGAAGATACGTTATTAGAGTGAGTCTTAGCTGCTTGCTCTGCGCTAGATGCAACACTATCCGCGTGAGTTTTAGCATCTGCGAATGCTTTATTTGCTTTTGCTAAGGCATCCGCTGCTGCTGCACTAATAGCATTTGCTTGGGCAGTATTAGCCTTTGTCTGTGCACCTGTTGGCGTTTCTGCCCCTACCTCACTTGCTGCAGTAGGAGTTGCCTTTTTCCATGAACCACTTACGTATTTTTTCAATACGGCTACGGTTGTAGAAGTATCTAGCCAAAATTTAGTGGTATCGGGTGGTGCAGAATTTCCTACGTGCATAGCTTTTTCAGCATAAGATTCTGTAAAAACTTGTGCTGCGACTTTAGCCGCCTGTGCTTGGCTCTCTGCATGTGCCTTAGCATTATTCTCTGCATTTGTTATTTGGGAAGCTGCAAAGTTCTTTGCTGCAAGTTCAGCCGCATCCGCTTTTTGTTTAGCATCCAAAGCCGCTGCATTTATGGCAACTTGCTTTGCTTCGTTTGCTTTTAACTCCGCTTGAGTGGTGGCAAAGGCTTTTGCTACAAATTCAGCAGCTTCCTTAGCTGCCAATGCTTCTGTTATAGCTACCGCGTTCGCGTGTGCCTTCACTTCAATCTCCAATTGCGTTGCTAAACCTTCTGTAAATTCCTTTGCATCTCTTTCGGCTTGAGCAATAGCTACCTCGGTTAATTCGGCAGTAATTCGTAATTCCTCTTCTATCCTTTGCTTAATTGACTCTGTAAACTCTTGGGCAGTCTGGATAGCTTCTTCCTTAGCATTTTCAGATACCTGGTCCGCATAGATCGTGGAGTCCTGGTAAACACTCTCATCCTTTTGATCCACGGTCTCTTTATCATAAGCACCAACTTCTTCAGCAGACGTTGGAGTATTTTTCTCCCAACTTTTTGTGGCAGAATTCCATGTGTACATGACATTTAGTGGTCCGCTAGTATCAATCCATATCATGCCTTGTTTTGGATTGGATGGTTCCGTGGGACTTTTAATGACTCTGGTACCGTAAAGAATCTGCAACTGCTTAAACGTCTTCATGATGTCTTCTTCCGAATACTCGATAAAGTCACCTAAGACATAATTGCGCTTAGTTTTATCCGAGATGGACCTACGTAACTCTATGATCCTAGCATCCAAATAAAGTGGAGGACTAAAGGACGTATCTTTTACTCGATTGTTATCTCCAAGCCTTACCTTTTCGTGAGAAAGACCAAAAATGTGCTCAAGAGCCACAACTGTAACGATATACTCAACTGCAGTGTTAATCATCTTGTCGAGTTGTTGTCTACCTAATTGAGTAAGGCGCTCTATGGTAATATCCTCTTCTTCCGTTTGTGGTTCGTAGTAAGCCCACAGATGTTTTCCTTTTCTACCCCAACGTTGGCGAGCATCTTCATCTTCCACAGTGACGGTTAATCTGGTACCATCATCTCTTTCTGGTCCCAATACAATAAGAGCAGTAACGATATCTTGTTGCTCGATACGTTCTACTCCTATGAGATCCTTACCTAATTCAATTTCCTTTTTGGTGTCCTCACCGCGCTTTTTTACCATGTCCACATAACGGCCAATAATTTGATTACCGTCGTGCTCCACTCTAAAACGAAGCTCTAAATCAAATAAACTAGCTAATTGCTTTAAGACCTGAAAAGCATCTTTGTGTGTATCGATATTTACCTTTCGAATACCAGCGTATTCGGTGATACCTCTTTGCCACTCAGTACCGTCTAATCCCCAATCCATGGATGTGTTTACGGTTTGTGAATCTAGGACAGTTGGCACAATTAGCTTTTGCTTTCGTAATTCTGTGTAAGAAGCTATCGTTTTTACTTTCTTTGTTCTATTGCTAAATTGATGAGATTGTAAAATAATAAACTCTCTTAAAAGACCATCGTCATCTGGGATAATCACTCGATTTCGTTTGGATGCATGAGCAGCTGCAGACACATCAGCAGACATGGTAAAATCAAATGTTTCCTCATTCTTTATGCTCTCTTTGTGATCATCATGCCAAAAGGTGGGGGCTCCAATTTTGTTCTCGAGTACATCTAATATCTCGTCTGTTTGATGGTCTAAAAAATGTATCTGACTAATGGTAAGCCCCCCTTACTTTTGAATTTATATCTACTGCATCACCTGGCGATATCACAAGCGCATTATCACCTGGCTTTAAAGGAAAGAATCTCCCTCCAAAATCCTTGCGCTTTTTCATGTCCTCGCCGTTGATTCTTATCTCGTTTGTCTTATGATTAATGGTTATCTCGTCTCCAGCATTAGCGATGATTGGCACAACGTTTTCCGTTATGACGTTTCGCTTAAAAACTTTTAATTTATGAATCTTCATGACGGACGGACTTGCAGTACCATTCACTCCAATGTGGACTTGTAACGCAGCTAAATCCGTATTAATCAACGTATCAATGTGAGTAGCCTGCATAGGTCCTACATGTTTACCATCAATCTTAGCGACATAAGCACTCCACACACCATCAATCCTTGTAAGACGTAAAAGCCCATAAAAAGAACGCCAGAGATTATCCTCAGGCGTTCCGTTTAATAGATATGTTCCAGTTACTAATTGTCCAATTCTAACCTCAGTGTCGTTCCTAATATCACCTTGTAACACATCTTTCATCGATAGTTTTCCAATATGATTACCGCTTGGATCTACTAGATACAACTCGATTCTTCCTACATCTCTTACGCTATTGGAATAGATAGAGCAAACCATCTCTACTTGAAAGTTTTTTAGTGTTTGAGAAATAGATTTTTGTAGAGAAGGACCATGCCAGTTCGAGCCAGAGCCGAAGCTACTAACACTAAAACCTTCGCTGTTAGCCTGAAAACTACCAGCTCTAACCCCTCCATCTATTTGTGATGCAGTGGTCCATCCTACTAAAGTGCTCATGGAATCCTCTAGAATCAACTCTGCAGGGTTAACAATTGTCTCCTCCACAGATACAGGACGACCAATCCTCATGTAAGCATCCTCAGCTATAATATCCAAAAAGGTCATTTGCTTCTTAGCGATAAAAGTAAACTCTGGATAAGATTCAACCGTGCCTGGATTACGCATCACTAGTGTATTGACATCGCCGGTTGTTGCTGGCTTTTCGTAATTATTGGTAGTCCCATACTTATAAGGATCCGTACAAATAAAAGTAAGGATACCTTTTCCTCGCTCCAAAATTTCTTCTAGGTTTAATTCTCCAGTTACCTCAGCAAAATATACTCGATCCGGTTCATCTGGAAAAACTAAAGGGCATGGATTGTCCTTAATCAGCCAAGCAGCCAAGTCCTCCTTAGCTTTTTGTAGATTAAAAGAATCTACTCCTCTTACCTCGATTGGTACATAAATAACTCTTACTAATTTCTTTTTAGCAGTAGTAATACCACCACTTCGACCAGTAACTTCTATAATTTCATGTTCAATAGGGGCCCAGGAAGGTCTTTCAATGCCCCTTAACGCACGGACATAACTTTTTGTTACCCCATTAAAATAAATTCTCAAATAATCACCCCCTAAAACAAGTCCTTCCTCGCCTGTTTAAATTGTAATGCAGTCTCAAATCCATCAATTGTTGCATCGATAAATTCATGTCCATCAATTCCAACTTTTATTGGCCTTGAAGCTAGTCTTTCAATTGCATTTACTAGTTTACTTATCGATGAATCTTGTTCGCTTGTTTGTCGTTTAAAGTTAGTGTTGGAATGACCCTTTACCGCACTATCTGGAACAACATGTTTGAAAGATGGACCTCTTCCTTTAATGCTTTCCACAAACTTACTTACAACAGGAATCTTCGGTTTCATCCATTCGGTGGCTTCTTCTGATTTATCGAGGATTGATGATTTTTCACGATCAATACCGATTGTCCAGCCGTCCATCATCATTTTTCCGACCTGATCCCTCATCCATTGTGAGGGTGATTTAATTTGTAAAATGCTCTTGATTTTACCTGTAATGGCACCAGTTACTTCTTTTATCGCATCCGATACTGCTTTAACCTTGCTGACAATTCCAGTTATTAATCCTTGTATAATGTCTTTCCCAATTTGTTTTAAATCGATATCTCCGAGTGGATCAACGATAAAACCTGCCACTTGTAGAATGATTTCTTTTGTTTTGTTTTTCAAGGAATTCCAATTGTTGATAGCATCAGTTATTAAATTCTTTATGACGTTTATCACAGATGTTTTTAAGTTGTTCCAGGTCGTAACTGCCCAAATGGCAAGACTTGAAATAATTGATACAATGCTACTTTTTAAACCCTGCCAAATACTAGACAAGGTTTTACTGATAGTGGTCGTTACAATTACAAAATGGTTCTTTAACCCATTCCACAAGTTAACTGCAACACTTATAAATCCTGTGATTAATGCCTTTATGATATTAACCAAAGAGTCCCATATTTTCTTTCCGGCCTCTTTAATATTTGTCCAGATCTGAGACAAGTGAATAGCGAATCCCTTAAAATCTCCTGTTACCAAATCTATTATTAGTAGAACAGCTCCAAGAATGACGTTCTTTAGCAAGTCCCAATAGGCACTACCAATCGTAACTAAGTTTTCCCATATTGTTGATACCATGGTAATAAAGTTATTCCAAATATTCATGGCTGTTTGGGATATGTTGGTCCACACACTCATAAAAAATTCAATTAATGGTGCAAAGATTTCTTTGATTCTAGCAATAAAGAAGTTCCATATCGACACGATTGAAATCCACAAATCGGAAAAGAAAACAGCAACGGTTTGCCACAATCCCTTAAACCACTCTACCGTTGCAGCCCACGCTATTTTCAGCGCTTCCCAGACCGCTAATGATGCTACTTTGATGATTTCCCAGGTATCGATAAAGAACGCTTTTATCTCATCCCAGTACTTATAAATTAAAAAAGCCGCTGCTGCTATAGCTGCGACAATTAACCCGATTATAAGTACTATTGGATTTGCAAGAAAAGACATGTTTAGAGCTATCATTGCGGCTCTTAATCCTTTAATTACGGTAGTTGCTGATTTAAATGCTAGTAATGCAGCTTTTACAGTATTTATCACGGCAATTGTTTTACCTAGAAGGTAAATTGTACTCACTGCCGCCATAATTCCAACCACCAGGGCTTGTAGCAGTGTAGTGTTTTCTTTCGCAAAATCACCAACTACTTTAAACGCAGGAGCCACTACGTTAACGATTATTTCACCTAAAGCTTTAAATGCTAGGACTATCGCTGCTATTACGGGTTCTACTATTGGAATCATATTCTTTATAGCTGGAATAATAGTTTGAGAGATTGCAGTTCCCACTTCTTTAAATACAGGAAGCAATTGATCAAATGCAGGCTTAAGCATTTTTACCGTCCCGTTAATTACATCGGGAAGCTTTTTGAATTGATCTCCAAACCAACCCATAAACTTTCGAATATGAGGCATTGCTGGCTCCATGATTGTCGCCATAGTCGAACTGATAGATGACTTTAAACTATCCACAGATCCGCGCCAGGAGTCTTTCATCTCCTCCATCACGCCGACCATTTTCTTGGTTTCTCCTGCTATCCCATTGGTCCCGTTTTGGATACCGTCAACTAGCATGTCGATTGCTTCTTTAGAGTCAATCGCACCAGAGGAAATAGCTTTTCTCATGTCATCAATAGACATCTCTGACTTGTTGGCCAAGATAGCTAGAGCGTTAACACCATTGGCTGTAAGGCGGTTTACTTGGTCTAACGAGAGCTTTCCGGATAACTGCATATCACCAAACGCTGCGGTGATTTGGTCTAATCCTTCTGCTCCTTTACCACTTGCTGCAGCTGCATCCCCAATCGCTTGGAGAGTCGGTATTACCTTTTCCGTATCCATCCCAAAGGCGACCATATTTTTAGCTGCAGTTGCTAACTGCGGAAAAGCAAATGGAGTTGTCTTTGCAAATGCAAGCACATCCTCCATAAACTTGTCTACTTTAGTAATATCACCTAACATGACTTTCAGGGCTATTCTCGCATCTTCGATAGCTGATAAACGATTGATACCTGAACTAATTAAAGACGCCCCGCTAAGGATACCTATTAATGTTCCATATTGTTGCACCACTCCAATAGCAGACTGAAAGGGTGCCGTTATCCCTCTTTGGACAGAACTTCCAATGGTATCTGATACTTTAATCACTGTAGGACTGATACCCTGCAGTGCTCTGTTTACATTACCTGCAGAGGTCATAGCTGCAGTAGCAAAACTGCTAGCTCCACCAGCTAAACGCGAGTAGCCATCCAATATCCGGCCAGACATTGTTTTACCCATATTCCCCATGTTTTTAAAGGCAGTAGTGCTTTCTAAGCTTGCTCTTACTATGGGTTGGGAGATTCCTTGGCCAGTCCGTTGAAACTCTTTAATAATCGCTTCACTTGAACGTCCTAGTGGTACAGTCAAGTTTCTACCGAAGTTCGTCGCACTCTTTAGAGCATCATTCTCAGACTTTGCCAAAACGTTTCTAACATCCCCGGTCATTACACGGGTTCGTTTTTGAACTTCTTTTGCGCTCTTATCAAAGCTTTTAGGCATGGTTTTGCCTAATTTATTAAAATCCTTATCTAACTTATCAACTTGCTTTTTAACGTCCTTATCATTCAAATGGACGTCTATCTCAACTCTGCCATCTGACATTTAACATCACCTACTTCCTGCTACTAAGGCGTTAAACATGGCATCGAGCTCTGCTTCTTGCTCGTTATGAGATTTCTTCAAAGCATAAATTCGTTGTAACTCACGGATCCGTTTACGTTCATCTTCCATACCTTTTCCGGAAGGTAACTCTGTCGCACGAATACCGACAACTTCTTTAAACTTGGTCTTGTCTCTTAGTCCGGAAAGGAGGGCTTTGAATTTCTCCCAACGTAAAATACCTTGCTGATCTAGCAGGTCAATTCCATACTCTTGCATAAACGAAGCGTAGATATACTCAGCGTCCTGTTTTAGGTCATATAGCTTTTTACCGGAACCTACATTATTTGAGTCTTCGTCTTCTTTAGGCTGAATGAAGGTGGTAACAATCGCTTGTACGGAATGAAACATCGTCTCGAAATCAAACTCTTCTTCCGTATCCACGAACATTTCAAACGCTATTTCAATTTTTTCCTCATCAACTAGTTCCTCATCATCCATGAGGTCATAAAAACGTAAAACGACATCAAAAAAGAGACTAAGAGGATAGATTTCTCCATCAATCTCAATCTCTTCTTCTAATCTCTCAGTTAACGTGAACACCTCACCACCTACTTACGGTGGTTGTGACGATTTTTTTGCTTCGTATATTGTTGTTTCTTTTCAGCCTTTAAAGATGTGTATTTGATGTTAACGACATCCATCATCTGCTTTAAAATATCAATCATTAACCAGCTTGATTTGCCGGTTGCATTAAAGATTTTTTCAAAGGAGCCTTGTCCCAAAAATAGATCGTATACTTGTATAAATAACTCTTTTGCCTTTTGTTCTGCTGCTTCATCATTTGGAAGCTTTTCTAATGCCGCAACTTGTAGGTTAAATGTTTCCCATTCTTTGCGGTATTTTTTTAAAGCCTCATCGCTCATATCCATTTCATAGATAGTTCCTGCTATATCAAATTCTTCTACCGATTTATTAATCTGAATTTTAATCGCCATATAAGGTTTATCCCTCCAAAGTATTATTAATCCTCTTCTTCCTCGTCTCCCTCACCGTCAGGGTCTTCGGGAACATTAGGGCGTTGGTGTTACTGTTGGCTTACCATTAAACGTGGCTGTGAATTCGAATGTTCCCTTAGTATTAGCATCTCCACCAGTGGTTTTGATATTAGAGATAGTCACTGATCCAGTAATAGTTTTTCCACCTGGTTGCTCCCATTTCAGTTGCGTTTTTCTTCCTTCTCCTACCTTAAAAACAAGTCCGGCAATATAATCCTGTGCTGCATCACCTAACTTACGATGACCTGAAACCGACAAGGAGGCTTTAAGTCCAGTCACATCCTCATTCGAAAACCCTTCGCCATCGAAATATGCTGTGTCATCCGTTTCATCTGCAAAATCTGGTTCGACATTATTAATACCAGCTGCTAAGGGAGCCCATACCGGCGACTCCGAACCTCCAGTAGTATCAATGGAATATTTATTCTTATAGTTCATTAAAAAGCCTGTTTCTTCTGGCATCTAAATCACTCCTTATTTTCAATAAATAAAGCCGCACTGAATTGTGCGGCGAAAAGATGGTGCTTATCGTCTTTTCCAAGTCCATTAGGACTGGTTGAGATTTTCATTTCTTCAAATTGATAACTGCCATTATTGCTAGCAATATCAGGTACCTTCTTCAAAAAATTGGTGATACTCAAAAGCGCGTGATATGCCGTAAGCTGATGTTCGTGCTTTGTTAGTACCTGGAAGGCAAAACCTTGCCTATAAGACCCATCAAAATAATGATCATAATCGTTACTAGGCATGGTCATTACTGCAATACTATTCCCACTTGCTAAAACAGGAGAGACAACTTTCGCATAATACCCCTGACTATCCAACGTATTAACTAGATTCTCTAAAAAATCCATATTCTCAGCACTCATAGACCTGCTTTCACCGCCTTCTGAGCTACCTGCTCCCACTCTTTGCCGTGAACGGCCTGTGCCTTATGAAACCAAGCAGCCTGAGCATTAGGGTTTTTATCTTTGGAAAATCCTCTTATAGGACTGCTATAATACCACCTTCTAGCATAAGGTGTTTTCCAAATGATACGACCTTTTCCAATTAGAGATGAGCGAACTGCGCTGTTTTTTAATTCAGTTGTATCCTCTGGTGCATAGAAATTACTATCGTTTAACACTTGTTGATCGATAATAGGTTGTGCTGCCACTGTAGCAGTTGCGACAGTAGGTGCGACTTTTGATAGATCAACCTTTACTTTTACGCTCATTAAACAACACTCACTTCATAATGATGTGGTACATCAGGATTCAATGCATAAAGTGCTTCGCAAGCAATAACGCGGTAATCCGTGCCTTTAAATCTTATCTTCGACTTTTCCTTTAAAGGTTTAAATTTTGGCGTGTTCACTGCATCCAAAAAGATAGTCCCTTTTGTTTGCACCTCTTCACCATTGGAATCTCGCTTTAATTCAGACTTAGGCTGCACCAACACAAAAGAGATGGTCTCCACTGGTGCGTGTTCATCACCAAACGAGCCATCTCTTACAAATTCCTCGTATTCGATTGTATGAATCAATAAGCGCTTGGGAATTGGGCGAATAATCAACTTTGAATCACGTCCACTCCTCCATACAGTAAACCTGTCGGAGCAAGATACGTCCAAAGAGAAGGAGAAATCCTATCAGCTTGAATATTCCGTGACCTTCCACCTTTACTGTACTGAAACTTACCTAGACTAAAATTCGAAAAATCAGCCCCAGCATTTATTTCTGCATCCCCACCGTTAATCACATAAAATTCAATTTGCGCTGCGGTTGCTTTTTTAACTTGATCCTGAATAAATTGAGCTAGTCTCTCGAACTCAATATTTTTCAGTACATACCTAGTGACTTGATCAACAACATCACTCGCTCGCTCTGCAAATCTTTCAAACTGGTCCACTTCTACTAACGTCCCTTTGTAATTGGCAGAATAGTATTCATAGTCGATATAGGCCATGATTACTCACTCTTCTTTTCATCCAGTGACTTTTTCAACTTTGTATTCTCTGATTTTAAGGCTTTGATTTCTTTCTTAGCTTCTTCCAGCTCTTTATCAGCAGGGTTATTCTCTAATTCTTTAATTCTTTCAAGAGCTTTATTGTACTCAGGTAATGATACAGAGCGCCCACCTGTTGCTCGTTTAACAATGTTTCCTTTTTCATCAACTTGATCATACCCCTGTGCTAAAAGCACTTTAGCACGTCCCTGTTCCACATATAAAATCCGATTGTTCTTCTTCATTTTCAATCCATTCGACATACTTCTTTACCTCCCATATCCGAAAAGAGAAAAACTCTTTTCGGGTGATTAATCTTCTTCGACTCCATCAGGCATAACGCAAATTTGGATACCAGGTACTTTCTTTTCAATTGCAAATACATCCCAATATTTGCGCTCATAATACAACCATTTTCCACCACTACCTGCAGAAGGTGCATCCAAGCTAACAAAGTCATATTTCTGAGGCGATAATAATGCATCAGGATGGATTAAAAGCATGCTGATTTGTTTAGCAGACGAATCTGCGATTGCTCCATCAGTAAAGTTGTAGACTGTTTTCATTCGGCTAGAAGGTACAGTAACAATAGTTACCTCTTCTAGAGATCGTACATTTCGGTTAATAGCTGCATCTGCTCCGCGAGCTTCTAATGTACGTTGAATTTTATCAGCATTCTTAAGGATTTTCTTAACTGCTGGAGTAGCGTAAAGGATACGGTCTTCTTGTGGCACTTCTGCTTCATCCATTTGTTCCATCATGTCATCATACACACTAAGGACATTTTCCTCGGTTAATTGCACTTCTACTGGATCTCCTCCATACTCCAGGTATTCGGAATACAACTTAGAAGCCATATACTTGTCCATTTCAGGAATCTTTTCTTCGTCATTAAATACACGAGTGATATTCGCGATTGTAAGAGCAAGGTTCGATTCATCTACATCCTGCGGATCAATTAGAGTCCTGAATTCACGATCATGTTGTAAAGTTTTAGTCTCCCAATCGTTGTCAGCACGTCGGGTAAAGTTACCCACAACATCACGATTAACGTCGACAAATCCTCCTACAGAGATAAGTGGAATTTGAATCGTTTTAGCATTAACCCATTTGATGTTTTTGTTGTTAGGTGAGTTGTATAATACGTTAAAACTTAGTCCTTTTGTAAAACGTTGTTGTAAAGCTTGTAAATACTGTTGAGCATAGTTTACTGATGCCATGGTTTATTCTCTCCTTTTTGGTCATAATAAAAAGCCCGTCACTTGAGGGGCTTAGGGGTTGACTAGTTTTTAAATGCTTCCATCCAAGCATCTAGCTCAGACGTTTGTTGCTTTTGATGTTGTCCAGTAGAAAAAGAAGGTTTCTTCACTTCTCCTGGTTCTTCTTCCTGCTTCATTTGTGCAAAATGAGGATACTTTTCTACTACCTTCGCGATGGCAGCATCCATATCCAAATCTTCACTAACCATTGTTTTAGCAAGTGTTACAACGTCCTCAATAGATTCAGCTAAAACGCCAACCTTCATAGCACTGATTTGTGCTTTTAGCATGCCGTTTTCCTCGCTGGTAGACGAAAAGTTAGTCTCTAACTCTTTTAATCTCTCAGCCTGCTTTTGCGCTTCTGTTTTCTGTGATTCCTGCCATTCTTTAAACTTGGCCATTCCATCCTTTGCGTTGGCGAAGTCATCAACACCTAGTTGCTTAAGTAGCTTTTCTTGTGCCTTTTTTGCTTCCTTTGCCGCGATATTGTTTAATTCATCCTGCGTAAAAGTCTTTGGTGGGTCAGTTGGCGGAGGGTCGTTACCTGGTGGTTCATTTCCTCCCGGTGGATCTACAGGTGGCGGATCACCTTCTCCACCCCCAGCGAAAAACTGCAATTGTAACGGTAATAACTTTCCTTCAGTTCTTTTAGGCGACTGATCGACCTTTTGACCAAACATTAAATTCCAAAGTAAAACAACCTGCATCATCAATTTGTTAATCACAATAATTCCTCCCTACTGGGTGATTTCTTTCGTTTCTTTAACGCCTATCCGAATAAAAGGCAAAAGAAAAAGCACCCTTTAAGGATGCTAGATTTTAATTAAATTATTATAGTAGCGCTGGATATAATGCTTTACCTTTAACAGAATTGAATTAATAGTATTGTAGCTGTTTAACGTCACTCTATTCACACCTAGTTCTCTCAAAAAACCATGGGCAATACTTAAAGCTGGGAGCAAATAGTCTTGTGTATATTCATTTGTATCATTTTTAGTAAACAATTTAACAGCCAGAACAATATCTGATTTATAGTTCCTTAGCTTTTCTTTTATCAATCTTATTTGTTCATAAGGGTTAACCGAGGATTCTTTAAGGCCCTTAAATAATTCTAGAATTTCATTAAGTTTGTCATTAAAGGAACCTAATATTTCTACAGCGTCATAATACCCAATGTGGTTCATTACTCATCTTCCTCTTATCGTTTAATACGACTATTTTACTATACAGAGACGGAGCAAAGTCACATTATTCCTATAAGAATAATGAATATACAAGCCTCTCACTTTATTTTCCTCCACCACCATTAATATTCCCCATTACCACTTACTTTCGTAAACCTATCCATAGGGTTTCCTATAGGTTTTACTTTGCTACTGTTCGAGCTATTTTGATTTGTCGGAAGCTTTCCTCCACCTACATTCGGATTATTAATTGCTAGCTGCTCGCGATCACGACGTCTGGTTCTTCCAGTATCTTTAATGAACTTCCTTAGATTAGCTTGCTTTTCTTTCACTTTATATTTAGCAAGCTCAATTCCCTCTTTATCCCCTATCGCACCCATCATATTTAACTCTCGCTTTGATTTACGTATTTCTCGTTCCAAATATCTCTGCTGTTGACTTTGTTTATAGATGAGTTTGTTCTCTTCTGCGTCATAAGGAAAATTACGCTGGATAGAAACTCCCTCAACAAACGGATATTTAATGTGAGAGCAATTAACACCAAATAATCCATCTGCTTCACCATAACTGGTCTCTTCTATCGATGGATAATCAGGATGATTTCCACTTAAACTATAAATCTTGCCTTGGTCTTCAAAGCATTTAGGACGAGCACCCGGATAACTAGAAACTTCAAACAAGTCCACACCATGTTCTTCCATTCTGGCATCCTGCATTTCGTTGGAGACATCATTACTTATAGAACGAGTAACCATGTTTACATAAGCTTCAGTAGACCATTGCCTTCCTGCTTTATCAACTAATGCAGGAATTCCTTTATCAGCTAGTTTACTAGCAGCTTCTCTCAAAGCTTGCTGTGGTGTAATTGTTCCAGTCAACACCTTGCCAGTGGTCTGATTTAATATGTCTATATATGATTGTTGTGATTGTTTCAACATTGTAGTACCAATTAAATTAAAACTATTTCTTGCTCGCCTTTGATACGCGGATAAAATTTTATTTATACTTCCCGTAGAAGGTTGCGGAGGTTTAATTACAGCTCCTTGCCGTATCGCTTCTTGTAACGACCTGTCCACTCCTGATACTGCAGAATAACCTACTTCTTCAAGCATCTTCGTTACTTCATCAATTGCTAGTCCACTTCTTTTAGCAATTGTTATTATATTGTTTTGAGTTATACTCCCCAATTCCTGTAGCTGTAAAGTCTGCCAAGATTGAATACCCTCTGCCACAAACAAACTATTATGTCTTTTAAGCTGCTTGGCGATATTTATGAGCATTTGATCTTCAATAGCTAGGAAAACCTCTACAGTGGCCATGGAGAGTTGTTGGCTTTTTAGTGGGTTCAATCATCATCATCTCGATTACCAAAGCCGAAAAGATCCACTGCTTCTGCAGTTGCTGTTTGATTTTCCTGTACAATCTCCTCGAGTAAAAGAATTGCCTCTTCTTCAGACAATCCATGTATTCTCATGATTGCTTTCTTCCTAGATTGAAGACGATTAGAAACTAATTGAATTTGTTTGTTTATCTCGGCAGTCTGATCTTCAGCAATGGAATCGTCAAACGTGACTGTCGTTTCCCATTCATTTGGACCACTAAACAATTCATATAGTTCTGCCAGCTGCACAATCACTTCAATGAGTTCGGTTAAACCAGCTTCAATAACATTTTCATGCGATTGCTTTGTGCGGAAGGTCTTACTGTTCTCGGAAACTACTTCCGTGGCGGTTTTCATACTCTTGCCGTCAAATGCAAAAGCACCACTGCTAAACCCTGTCTGCATGGCTAATAGATTAAGCAGAGAGTTAATGGCAGATATGTGTTCCTCCACTCGTAGCTCTACAGTATTGTCCTGGATTTTATTATCATCCATATCGCCAGAACCCATTGCCTGATACACTTCATCATCTGCGTCAAAGTAACGTTGGGGAAGACCGTTTTCGTCAATTACCATTCGAATAGCTGAAGCAGGCACGATAATTCTTCTCTTACCTAAAGCAAACTCTCTTTGAAAGCTATCATAAGCAATGTCGAGTGTCTTAAGGGTGTCTAGTGCTGAAGAAAATATTGATACACCCAACGGACTCTGCATATCAATGTGGTTAGCTAGGTTCGGTTTGAAGTACACAAAGCCAGAGCGTTTAAACCCATTGATTCGTACCTCTTCCTCTAAGTCAGGAAACAACGTTGCAAGAGGAACTTTCTGGCCGAGATCAGTAGTTGTTTTTTCAGCCATATATAGCTCATTTTTAATGATGTATTCCTTACCTTCCCACAAATGCCATTCCAAGTGAGTGTATTTCTTATCACCCTTGCGGATCTCATTAGGGAAAACCGCTTCATGAACACCTTGATTGTCCCAACCGACTGGAATAAAGCAATCTGCTGTAACGTAAGAAAGTTTGATTTTTCCATCTGCTACATACGGCTTAATAACCATTCCTCCAAGAGCAAACTGGAATTCCAGATAGTCCTGAAACTTCGAAATGAATTTATTGTGTTTGACAATACTTTGGATATTTTCCGATAGGGCCTTATCTGAAATGTTAATCTCACAACGCTCATTAAAGATTAAAGTCGCCATCTCTTGCGACAACACTTTCGGCATGTTTAACGTGGCTCTGCGACGTTTTTTCTTTCCGTTGATAGTTTGGTAGTGAACATCATGAAACTCGCTGAAATAGCCCTGATAGAGCGCCTTCCATTGGTCAATATCCTTATAGAATTGGTCATCAATAGGAATGCTCTTAACATCAGATACTGATTTGATATTCTTAATCAGCCCCATTTTCTGCAACACCCCCTTTATCTTGCTAATGAGTGATTGAAACATTTCATCACCGCCTAATCAACCTTTTCGTAAGTAGCTTCAAATATTTCTGGCTTACATGGGTAAATCTCTCCTTGTACACCCTTAATAACAAAATCACCACGGCTCGCGTACATAGTGCCTTCTAACGTTTCGATAGCTAAAAGTCGTCTATTTGGCTCATTATTAATAAAGTAAACGTTACCTTTTTCAATAGCATCAACAATCCATTGGGGATCTTCCTTTTGCTCTATCCACTGAAAAGCCTCAATCACCACTGGTTTTTTTCGATATTTAGCCATTTAGTAACCTCCTAGAATTTCAATCTAAGCTTTTGTAAATTGTCATTCACGTAATACTGAAAAGCATCACATGTATGATCGTCTACCTTAATCACTTTTGGATCATCCGTTTTCAACGAATCTTTATCCCACTGATACTTTCTGTGCTCTTGAATAAATATCTGATTGTTAGGTGTGTCCAAATAAAAAAACCTACCCTGAGCGAGTAAGTCGTGGACGTTATCAATCATGTCTACTTTCTTTTTCTTAGCTACCGGATGTAGCACTAGATGATGGTCTTTATAAATTTGATTTCGTAAAGCACCCTCCGCACTATCAATGGTCATCATATCAATTGGCCTTCTGTACTCTTTTCGTGTTTTCTCTAGCCAGTCCTTATATTCTTTCGAAAGCTCACTAGGAGCCTTCTTAATAACCTTGTTTTCAGGACTGTAGTACCAGGTATCCAATAAGATAACATCCCTCTTTTTAGTAAAAGCAAGCGCCAAGTGAGTCGTTGCAGAGACCTGATGCCCTGTATCTGTAGCAGTATCAACCATCAAAATGTCATCATTATAAGGTAAGCTATCCAACTTCTGGAAATGGTTCATGTTGTAAACCATGTCTCCAAGCCCAATGACCTTACCGCCATACATCCAATCGTGATAATCTGGATCCGTCTCTTTGTACTTGTGAATCTTCCTAACCATTTGCTCAGAAAGGAAGCCTTTTTCGTCATCCATGTAAGTAGAGTGATGAATGAAATAATCATCATCCCCTGCTTTGCCATCCAACCATTCATTAATCCAGCTGTAAGGGTTTCTTGGAGGGTTGTAGGAAAAATAGACTTTAACCTCTTTTCCTTCAATCTCCTGACGAATGAATGTATCCTCTACAATATCTATATCCTCGACTCCAGCAAACTCTGCTGCTTCCTCAAACCAAAGAGCCATTACATATCCTTTGGCAATTTTGGCTGACTTAAGCTTCATCGGATCGTCACAACCATAGAAGTAGAAAGCAGTGTTAGTAGCCTTATGCTTAATTATTAAAGGACTCTTTCCGAAAGTGAATTCATCCTCTACCTTCAACATATAGATGGCCCATTTAATTTGCTCATAAATGGACGTAGATAAATATTTACCGACTTTTCTAAGGCAGACAACATTGCCGTTAGGATCATTAAGAAAGTCTGTTACTAGTCTCAAACTAATAACAGAGGACTTCATAGAAGAACGGCCGCCTTTCGCAACAATGTGCGATTCTTCTGCTAGCCACAAATCATAGAAGTTAACATTAATCATGTCCAGAACGTTGACGATGTTGAAATCAATCGTCTTCATTACGTTCACGCTTCTTTCTTTCAGCTAGCACACGGCGCATTTCATCTTCGTTTGTAACGATGACGGTTTTTCCACCTGTGTTTTCATTAGTGGTATCTGCTTTTACCTTGTCGATATCGGCTTTCGTTTTCTCAATACCAAGCCTCATACCTTCCAGCTTCAACCTGCGCTCATCATCAATATGTGCCATTTCGTCAAACTGTTTAATTAAACTTCGTAGTTCGCTCATTGCTCTTGATTGAGCATTAAGGAATGTAGCTTGGCGGTCCCAGGCGAACTGGAACTCGTATTCTTCCTCAGTAACATTCTTTTCCACGCCGCCACCTTGAGCTTTAGGGATTTCATGATACTCAAACTTTGCTTTCTTGAGCTCTTTAATCATTTCGTTTTTGCTTGTCACAAACATAACCTTCTGAGCTCGAATAATAGCAGCATACTGTATTAGTATCTGGTCCCATATTAAATCAGCAGGAGAGCGTTCATTCATTTGCTCCATGATCTCGAGCGTTTCAGGAGGAAGGAATTTCGAGAAGAAGCCATGGGTTACTGCGTTGGAGTTTCCTTTCGGTGCTGCTCCTCCACGATTGCCTTTTGCGTTGATATTCCCCTTAGGTGCGCCCCTCTTTTTTGTGTGCACACCTTTTTCTTTGGGTGCACCCCTATCTCGGTTCCAACCATATCGTTTCTTCCATGACTTTACCGTGTTAATGGACACTTCATATTTTTCTGCGATGTCCTTGTATTTCATCCCTTTGACATAATCCTTCTCAGCCAACACATACTTTTCAGCCATCTTACATCACCTGCCACCTCCAGTATTTTGTGTTTGTTTTGGGCATAGAAAAAAGCACCCCGAAGGATGCTCAATTTTTTTTATATGAAAAACCCACTACTGTATATTTTTGTTTCTCATTAAAGGCCCAAAACCAAGTTGCTATATATTCAATTAGCTTAAAACCATTTGCTTTATTAATTGCATCTCGGACAAAAGGCAGACCACCTATAATTTGAATCTTCTGTAGGTCTTTAATCAATTTCTCGTTCTTCATATAAGCAATACTTATAATTTCTAGACTCCCATAATTTTTTAAAAAATACTCACTGTTATTTTGGTTAAATTCAAATGTATCAGAAGAAATTGCCACGACTCCCCCTTTATTCAATGCAGAATGAATTGTTCTAAATAGTGAAATTAGCAAACGTTGGTTAGTGGTTTTACCGATGTGATTAATTTTATTTATATATTCATCTTTAATTTCATCAGTAGAAAATACACCAATCATAAAAACAGGCATAAATAACTGCGTTGTAATACTATTCACAAAAACAAAATCATACTTTGAATCCTTTGGTACTTGAAGACTTTTCGAATTCTTAAACTTGGTTGGAATCCCATCCCTAAACTTTTCAACTTCTTTACATAGCTTTTCTACGCCCATTTCAACGAATACATTTCTTAGTTCATTAATTTTTGTTTCAACTATCCCTGTTATATCATCTTCTACAATTAATATCTTACCCCGTTGTTCTTCAGTTAACTCTTCGACCGCTTCTTTCATAGACTTTTTATCCAAATCTACTAATGTAACACTTTGGAATTTATCAACAAAATCACCTAGAGAAAAATCCAAGCAACCTCCTGCACCAATTATCAATGCCCTTTCATTACTTTTTACATTTTCGTTAATTGTTGTAGTTAACCATTTGTCACATGCCATTCGAGCATTCTTCCATCTCGACTTTATCTCGTCTCTGTCTCTTTTGTTAAATTCAATAAATATATCTCTTGTCTGCATTATTTATCCCCTTTTAGAAATAGCTTTTTATATAATATCGGTTATATATTAAACATCTTAAGGGAAAAAATTATTTCCTAAAACTATCAGGTCTTGTGCAATTCTTAATCCGTTAAAGTTTGTAATATTATCTAACTAAATAGAGCGAAACCTCTCTTCTACTAATGTAACCTTCGTACGTCAAAACGTACGTCATGAAACTCTTTGCTCCACTTTTTTTCTCGCTCGCTCAATGTACTGCTGCACTGTTCGCTTCTTCAATCCGAACTCATCTGCTATCTCTTGCATGCTCATCCCTTGAGCAACATGGAGTATATAACATTGCCTTTCCCTTAGAGAAAAAGACGAAAGAATACTTATCAACGCTTTCTTTTGTTCTTGAGGAATATATAGCTTTCTGTCATTTATATCGTCTAATTGATCTGTAATGTCAGGAAGAATATCCATGCTTTCTAAATACCTTTTCTGGTAAATTGAGCGTTTATCTACACCTCTCATTAAACCTGGCTGACGGCCTGTCTCAAGCCACTGGATTACAAATTCAGTGTCGTCGATCATATCACTAATTAACTTCCTATCGGTCTCACTCTCTGGATTATTATTGTATAATTTATTCCTTAAATTTTTTAAATCCTTTTTACCATCTGAGTATTCTTGAATTAATTTGTCGGCCCAGTTCGGCATAGATATTCTCCTCCTATCGTTGTGTGTATGCCCCGCCTCTTTTTCTTACATACCTTGGACCATTAGCCCCCATAAGCTCCCACAAATCCCTGTCAGACAGTTTCTCTTTCGTTGGTGGTTTAATTCCTCTCTTCTGTTCTCCGTGCTGCTTCTCCCATTTCTTTAATTGATCCCTCAAACTCCGATTCATCCCCATATCCCCTTTGTATTAAAGATAGAAAACAAAAAGAGGGCACTAGACAAACAGTAAAAACTGCTTGTCCAGTGCCCTCCAGATCTTGGTTAGGCTTAACATATAAATATCTTAATTTAGATTATTGATACATCAAATTAATCTTTTCATCTAATTGTTCCTGTAGGTTTCTTTGATTATAATTAGTAATCTTTTCTCTGACATCTTTAGGAAAAAGACCATCTATATCACTATTAAATTTTGTGCCATCTCTAGGAGCTTTATGCTCTTTAACAATTATATTTCCGTTTTCTTCCATTATTAATACTAAAGGTTGGGATAACCCTGACGTTCGCTTAACACTCTCACCCTTAATATAGGCTTCTTCTATTATTGTCCATATATAGATTTCGTTACGGTTCCTATCACTACCCAAAACATCATATACACTTATAATTTTTCCTTCTTTTATCGGATTAACTAAGTTTGATTCTAAATATGAATTAATAATTTCCTTGTCTTTATTTGATAAAGTATAAGGTTCACTCTTCGTTACACTACTGCATGCTGATAATAACACCAATATGATAATAAAAGTGATAATATTTTTCATAATTCTCCTTCTTGAAACCATATTTTTTTCTAAATAATATCATAAAATTTAACCTCTGTGGGAGATTGCATTTTTTGTCGAATAAAAATACTACAATTTTTACCTTTTATTATATATATTGTATTTAAAGGAGGTATTTTGTATTTTTTTGTATTTACTTGCAAAATATAAATTGCAAGATTAATAGATAAATAGATTAATAGGAGTGAGCACGCATATGAAGAAATTTTGTACTTATTTTTTATCTATTGTTTTATTATTATCATCTCTTTCTATAATACCAACCCATGAAGTAAATGCCGAAAGTAATATTACTAACAATCCTTATATCAAAGCCCTTTATGATGAAAGAACAAGTTCTAAGGCTTTATCAACATCTTCACCATTATCACTCAATGAGTCTGAACCGCTAGTGGATCCTGAAGTTGAGGAAAATATTCTTATTCATACCTTAGAACATTACTATCAAGAAGATATTAAAGTTGCTGATTTTCTAAGCGATATTACTACAGATGAAAAAGTAAAAGATAAAGTTCTATCCATTGATAGATCAGATAAAATATTAGTAATGTATTTAATCAAAGATATTTATCATACAATACAAGAAGATAGCAATAGGGAATTACTATATGGATACTTGAATAGATATGTTTTAGGCCCAGATGAAAATGAAGAAGTAATTCAAGAATTCATTAATGAAATAGCAGAAGTAGATACAAATGCTGGAGAATTTAGCGTTGCATCTACTTATAATGGTACCGGGGCTGGAAATTGGGCATACAACAATTACAATAAATATAGTACAAACTACCCTAAATTCACTGGGAAGTTTGGAACCGACTGCACAAATTTTGTATCTCAAGCTATGCATGTAGGAGGTGGTAAAGCAAAGGCTGGAAATTGGACTATTTCTAAAAAAAATTCTACATATTGGGTAATTGATAGTGCAGCTCAATTAAACCATAGTTGGAGTTTAACTGATCCAAGCCCATGGATAAGCGTTCAACAGTTTAGTAATTATTGGAGACCTAAATCTAATGTTCATAGATTCAGTAGTGAGTACTATAGAGCTAATCACAAAACCATTTATAATAAAAATATTTATAAGGGTGATGTCGTAGTCCTTTATAAAGGTGTAGCAGGATTAGCTGTCGTACCTACTCATTTAATGATTGTTTCAGCATATGATACTACAAATAAAGACTTTCTATTAGCAGGACATTCTAATGAAAGACAAGCCTATCCTTTATTATCTGCAAGAAGTGGATATAGTCAGATCGAAATTCTAGAAATACCACATTAAAAAACAACGCTTTTGATTTCCGTATTAGGCTTCGCCTTTGAGGTCAAAAAGGAGAGCGTTATCGAAATATGTCGATTTATATTCAGTGTAATTAAACTTGTCTATACAAATACTTAGCTTAAGAACAAGGTCAGCATACATCCAAGTCCTACCACACTAAGCGAGCTGCCTTGTTCCGTTTCTTGTTTAACCCGAAGCAGCCACCTTGTATCTGTTATTTTCGTTTGAACACATTTCAGGAAGATTTGCTCTTACCAATGCATCTGCGAATGGTGGAGGTACTGAATTTCCGCATCGTGCAACTTGTTCCGTTTTCGGGTAGCTCTTACCTTTATAATCACGATTGATAATGTATGTTATCGGGAACCCTTGCCCCTTGAACAATTCATGAGGTTGCAGCATCCTTATTCCAACGTCTGCTATTGCATGACCTTTCCCGCTTACCGTCACAAGACCAAACCGATCTTTTGTTGTGATGGTATGAAGAGGAACATTCAAACTCTGACCCACATCTGAACCATAATATTTGGTCAAAAAGGCATATACCTTTTCATCCTGGTTATCTAACTTCAAATCCTCTTTTAGGGTTGCTTTGACTAACCCAAATCGATTAGCAGTCGGGATTGTGGGGATCGGTTCTCTTAAACTACTACCTCGTACCTCTTCTCCTTGATGCGTGTAATAGTGACTCAGAAAGTAGGCACTATCTTTCACGATATACGGATTGTTCGTATCAATAACAAACTTTTTAATACCTCGCCCAATACGAATTAGGCTATTTTCTTTAAGTGGGATTTTTCTTGTAAAGATACTCGGAACATCTAATTTCCAATCAATAATTTCTGCTGCAGTTCTATATGGTTGTTTTCCTGTACCATGTGTTGGTTCTGGCCATACAATCGGACGACTATCGCATCTAGCAACCAAGAAAAATCGTTTTCTACTAGTTGGGGTACCGTAATCGCACGCCTTCAGCTCTTTATAATCCACGTTGTAGCCAAGCGCTTCGAACGATTTAACGAATGATTGAAAGGTCATCCCTTTTTTATCTGGATCTGGTACCCACTCACCTTTTTTGTTTAGCATTAATGGACCCCAGGTTTTAAACTCTTCCACGTTTTCTAGCATGATGACTCTCGGCCTTACTTTAATCGCCCAATTTATAGCTATCCAAGCTAGACCTCTTACCATTTTATTTACCGGCTTTCCACCCTTAGCTTTTGAAAAATGCTTGCAATCGGGAGATAACCAACATAGACCTACTTTTCTGCCTTTGACCACTTCTTTTGGATCAACATCCCACACAGACTCACAATAATGCTCTGTATCTGGATGATTCACCTTGTGCATAGCGATAGCAGCTGGGTCATGGTTGATAGCAATATCAACCGATAATCCAGTAGCCATTTCAATCCCTGTAGAAGCTCCACCACCGCCAGCAAAATTATCGACTATTATTTCTCGAAATAAATCTAACTGCATCAAGCTCCCTCTTCCCTTAAAAGTGATGACGAAAAATGTCGATTTTTATTCAGTGTAATTAAACTTGTCTAAACAAATACTTTAAAGTAAGAACAAGGTCAGCATACATCCAAGTCCTACGCCTACCGAGCTGCCTTGTTCGATTGAATATACATAATTACAGCTTTGTTTTCACAGTAGTCTCCAGGCGATCAACCTTCCCACCGAGAACAACAACTGAAATCTCACCATAATCAGGAAGGTCGTGCTCTATTAATCTACCGTCTTTAATCACATATAACTTTTTGTTGTTGGTAAGATCTATTACTGCGTTTGTTTTAACCACCAGAACCCCTCCTATGTGATATAATTACCTTGTCGAGGCTGGAAGAGATTCTGGCTATAACCTCTGAATTTATTCGGAGGTTTTTTATTTTGGCTCTATGTCATCCAGTAGCTTAATTACTTCTTCTATCTTTTCGCCTAGTTGCAACGGGTCTCTCTGGCATTCGCCAGATTGAATATCCATCACCACATCGATTAGCTTTTGTTTCATTCTTATAACTTCACTTTTTAGGATTAGATTCATCCTTATCACCTCAAACGCAGTATCTACTATAAGCAGGATAATATCCTTTATGTGCTAATTCGGAACAAAACCTGTGGATGTTCTCTTAATCCCAATGATTGGGCCAGTATATCCAGCCAATACTAATTGTCTTTGTGCTTTTCTGAACACATAATCAAGATCTTCGCCTTCCTTTATCGTTCCATCTTCCATAAGATGTTTGTTTGGAATCCATACGTTTTGATTGGTTCCCCCTAGGGTGTAGCGTTTTGCCTTTTGTTTTCTGTATCCACCCCTATTAATTAGCTGGAGCTTAATCCCTTTATAGTGCTGAAATTCTAGATTGTATCTTGTTTTCATCTAATAGATCCTCAATCGTATTCTGGGTTTGTGAAGCTTGTTTCATATCTATCAATAACTAATTTGGCTTTGCGAGTCCACATCTTGAATAGGGTAGCATCTGCTCCGTACAATCCGCCCATTATTACTTTGTTTTCGAAGCTTTTATCTCCTATCTCAACTCTACGTACTGTTGAATCTTCTTTATCAAGAGTAATTTGATATTTACATGCGTACCAATCCTTATCTGCCTCTGGATCAATATACACATATTTTGAACCGTATTTATCCTCTACGATTACTGTTATTTCTTGATATTCGTCATAACTTAATTCGTTTAATTCGCAATCATCTTTTACGATTTCCATTATCAATTTTGATAAGTTGTATTCCTCTTCTGAAGTACCCAAAATTTCTTGGATGCTTTCTTGTATACGTTTGACTCCCTCTTCGTGAACAGCTTTCTCTAACTCGGTTTTTATGACGTTTAGAATGACTTGGTTATAAGAAGGTATGTCCAATCGATCTAAATTGAATTTCATTTGATCTTGAACCTGCTGCTTTAATCCCTTTCCAAAATCACTCCAACTTTTAAATGAATCCTTAACGATATCCTGTATGGTTTCTTCAATTTGTTTCTTAACGATTTTTTCTACATAACCATCTTGTTTCAACTCTGATAAAGTGTTGTTTACGATTAAATTTAAGTCCATTTTTTCTCCTCTTTTCTTTTTTATTCGTGCATAATGTTTCACTTTCTACCAAAACTAGCGCTAATCACATTCCCCTGAACTTCGTACCCTGGATCCCTTTCCTTAGCAGTGCTATAAAGCTTCTGCGCCTTCTTATCGCGCTTAAACGATTCAAAGTATCCGTTGCAGATGGCTGTTATTTCTGTTTTCGAAAGCCCTTCATTTTGGTACATACCGACTGCCATAGCCATATACTGTTCTGCTTTTAGCTGCATTGTTTGCTTCACCAGCCAACCAACTCCTTTGGCAACATATCCGTTAATTCTTGAAACCACTCTTTATCGTTCGTGTCGAGCGCCATATCGATTAGAGCGTGTAGATCTTCTTCTTCCAAAGTTGGAGGAACTATAGACAATTCCTCAAGATACATCCATTCCAGTCTTTTAATAGATTTTCCGCTACCATGTTTTAAGAACATGACACTTGCTTCTTCATCCTCGATATTTACATCAGTTATAAACCCAATGGTTCCTATAGCTTTAGGATTGGTATCTCCTATAGCCTGTGAGATACGAACCCAATCACCTTTTCGAAATTTCTTTTGATCGATAAAAACTGATACTTCTACGTTCATTGCTCCACCCTCCCCATATTAGGAAAATCGGCTAACCACCGTCTTTTCCATTCTTCCAGCGCTTCTTCGTTTTCTTCGTGGCATAGTTTGATTAATTCGATCAGTGATATTTTTTCTAAGCTCATTGAAAGTCTCCGATTCTAGCATTTCTTCTCTTAACACACGTTTCTGCCAATCTAGTTGTGAGTTATCCTGTGACATACACTCACGTCCTCTCAAAATAGGCTTAATTGCTCAAATTCCGTTGATTCTGGTTCAATTGGTATCTCTTCAAGGTCGATACTCGTAAGCTCTTCTACGGCTTCGTTATCCGCCTCTGAATCAACCTCTACGATATCTGTGAACCACTTTTGAGGGAACGACCCTCGAAAACTAGTACATTCCACATCGTCGTAGAAGAAACAAAGTGTAACGTTGAGCTTTAAATAATAATGTTTGAATTCCACTTGGCTATATCCAGTACCTCGATAGATCAGTTTCGCTCGATAGAGCTTGTCCTTATGTAGTTCAACCTCGTTGTCTATAACTTCAAAGCTTTCAGCAAGGAAGCATCCTCTGTGAGCACCTGGATTAGGAAATTTAGAAACGTAGTAATGATCGGGTCCGTTAGGAAAGAGGAAGTACTTCTCTCCCTTATTGATGACCTCCGTGTTTACTGGATTGACGCAGATTCCTTGTAGCATTACCTCGCCTTCTTTCTTGGCGTATCTTGGGTATTTCAGTGCCACCTAACTTCTTGCAGTCTGTTCCGAAGCGACTAGAGCACTGTTTATAACGGGAGCAACGTGTCTGGCACGCCATCTCCCTGTCTTCTTTCTTCATCCACTCGGGGCGATCGTCAGCGATTATGACGTTTGACAAACTGCCAACTCCTTTATCATAATTTCGATGCCAGGAACCTCTCCGTATAATTTAATTGCCGTTACCTTGGCTACTTGGTTATCATCGTGCCAGGCTATTTTGTTAAGGGAGTCGAAAACACCCTTTACTAAATTATCAGCATCAGGCTTTTTGATATGGTACTCTCCAACTACTGCAGCTTGCTTTTTCTTACTCCAACTTTTCGGGATTGGCATGATAAACCATATCTCTACTGCGATTGGACCACCAAGGAGTTTCTTTTCCTTCAGCTGTTGTTTTGCGTGCCACTGAAGAACGCTTTTGTAGTAAAGGTATCGCTGGGCATTAGGCTTAACAAACTTCCCTCTACCAGTCATTCTGACAGCTCCCATTGGCTCCACTGAAATCGTTAGTTTAATAGCCATTATCTTGGCGCTCGTGATTCGTTTTGTTTTTAACGAAGTACGCTTCCTCGATTTGCTTGAAGGTGAAATCATACTCAACCAAACCTATTGAGATAAAGATGTACCACGCGGTCCTAAAGTTAAACTGATGTTTACTCCAATCTAAGAAAGGAACATATTTTTTTTCATCATGCTCTACCCCAAGCACACCCAGACGATTTTTTAATTCTAGATACACCATGTTCAATCCACCATCGAATGCATTTTCACGAAAATCCTCTAGAGCTTCTTCAGCGAAGTATAGCAACTCGCTCCACCCTTTTTGATTAGCAAGCGAGAGAAAGAAATGTACTACATCAACAAATTCTTCTAGGAGAGGTCTTTTTTGTATGCCTGTTCCACTGCAATAAGTGCAAATATCAACTCGGTCATCTACATGCTCGTTGCCAGAAAAGACTTGATGATGAAACTCTCCTAATCCTTTGCAAGCATGACACTCAACTTCTAATCTTGGCTCTTGATCATCGCTCCAAACTTTAAACCAACGTCCCTCGTTCGCGAATTCTGATAGTTCCACATCCAAGGCTACTAATGTGTTGCGGAAACGTTCTTCCTCCGTCCAGACGATTCCTTTTTCTGCGATAATGCGGTCATCCAACTGCTTTTGCATTTCTAGCATTTTGTCTAGACTCATAGTTTCTACCTCTCTCAAATTATTTGATTACTAGGACCGTTTCTTCTGTAAAAGATAACTGCCCCTCAGGAGGCTCATTTTCTCGCTCCTGCTCCTTCTTAGCACAAACTGGACCAATACCCCTCTCGATACTCTTCTTGCTCTTTAGCGGTCTGTTACAAATCGGACAAATCACTTGTATTCCTCCCTCGTTAGCTCTCTACCAATCTCGCATTTTACTCTGATATGAATCCGTTCCAAATCTGATAGATTTAATTCATAGAGTTGCTTCCCCTTGTTGGTTTTGAAGTATCCATATTTCATAAGCTGGTCGATTAAGTATTTCTTCCGTTCTTCTCTTTTCTGCCTTAGCAATGTACTCATGTTGCTCTCCTTTCTAGCTTGGTGCTCCTACTAATCTATGATTTAGCTGCTTGCGATCTCCTTTGATGACTACTGTATAGTCCTGGCACATTTGATAGATTCGTGTGCCTAGTGCTTCATCGATGTCGCAGAGCTCGTCTACCGTTTTTTCCGATGACATCATGATTGGCCGGTGATTAAGGTAGCGATAATTAATTACCGCAAACATCTGCTCCAACTGAAACGGTGTTGGATAATCGCGACCTTTGAATAAGTCATCTATGAAGAGCACGCCCACTCTTTTCATTTTCGTGAGCTTTTCTTCTAACAGGTTGAAATCGTCCTTCAGGTCATTGAATCCTTCGACGAAGGGGAAATACAAGACACTGACTTGCTTTTTCTGAATTAGGTTGTTAGCAAGTGCAGTTAGTAAATGCGTCTTTCCTGAACCTGGTTGCCCCAGTAAGCTAATGCTGTTACATCTTGCCTTACGGATCCTATCGAAATCTTTGTAGTAATCGATGGCGCATTGATAAGCGTCTTGGACCAATTCATGCTTGTCCGCTACGTTAAAGCTAGAGAAGGTCATGCTTTTAAACTCATTGGTTATTTCACTGAATTTCATGAGGTGATCCGATTGTCTTTTCTTAGCGCAAACACAATCGATTAACGTTTCTATCTTCTTCGGCAGTCCGGACGCCCATAACTTAGGGGTACCATCACCTTCTAATTCAGGAACGCTTTTTAGGATAAAGCCCTTATCTTTACAAGAAGGGCAATCATATTGACTTTCTCTTCCCAAGTCTTCCGACCTGACCTCCTGTGATCGAATCATTGCTTTTTTCTGTAGATCGGACATCACCTCTGCGATACTGGTGAACTTTTGCTCCATTGTTGGCCCCTCCATTAGCTAATTTTTCATCAAACTTTTTGTTATAAGCTTTTACTGCTTCCAAGCTATAGAGCTCCAAGTTGTGTAAGTCATTAAGAATTTTTGCTATATACTTTGCAGGGTTTTTAGGGATTTGTTTTTTTGCCCTGTGAATCACCTCGATGATGATTTCCTCCGGTTCCGTGAATTGACTTTCGTCACTATCAATCCAGTGAGTAAAATCAGCTATCAATAAAGCAGGAGGATAACCAAAAGCTTTTTCATATTCAATGAAATAATTTTGTGGCATCTTATCATCATCCTTATCATCATCTATCTCTTTTATCTTTAAATAAATATCTTTAATACTATCTTTAAGGACCTCTTCGCTCTTACTCTCCCAAGTGTTTCCGAGGTCTTGCAGTAAGTGTTTTACTAACTCCGAAGTTAGTAATTTACTAACTTTTACCCCTAAATTAGTTAGTGTTTTACTAACTAGGTTTTCTAAGTCAGTTAGTGTTTTACTAACTTCTCCACCTTGATTAGTTAGTGTTTCACTAACTTTTTTTCTCAAATTTTGGTGGATTATTTGGTCAAATCTGTCCTTGTCAAATCCCTTTGAAGGAGTAATTTGCCACTTATCATAATCCTTATTTATGGAAAAAATCATGTCTTTTTCATCCCAATTTATGACTCCGCATTCCCTCAAAAACTTTAATTCTTTCTTAATATCAACCTTGTTGATTCCGGCAGTTTCAAAGAAATTATATTTTTCTATGAAACAATCTTTTCGGTGGCAGCCATACGAAAGACGGATGATGAAATGCAGGACAGCCAGCTGCCTCTTTGAAAAATCTCTCCTAATGATTTCGTTCATCAGCTCTGTTGCAAGCCTTAAATAGCCTTTCTCTAGTTGTACATCAGCCATCCATCATCATCCCTCCTCTTGTGGATTATTAACTATCTATCGGTTTAATAATTGCTTGCATTCCATTGATCTTCACTAGCTCGTAACCATAAAAATAGACAGTTACATAGCCTTTTACATATCGTTTAAATAACTCTGCTCTATTCGGCATACCCTCCGTCATCCAGACATAGCATTGAGGGATAGAGACTTGCATTTGCATGTTATGGGACATAGACTCTACGACCAGTTAATGCCATGATTTCCTCTTTAAAGAGCTCTGCGTTGCTGTTACTGTCGCTCAAATGTAGCAACCAGATCTCTTGCACCTTCGATAAATCATTTGCCTTTAAGAACTCTTTTACGTTTTCTAGGCTAAAATGGGAACGTATTAGACGCTTCTTCATAACAGCTGGCACGAATCCTTCCAGTATGTTTTGATTAAGTATCTCCATGGAGTAGTTACACTCCACAGCGAGTATGTTTACGCCCTCAAACTTGTATTTAACGTAATACGTGTCAGTAACGAAAAGTAATTTTTCATCATCCTCATTTGCCAACAAGAAGCCAAGAGGATCCTCTGTATCATGTTGAATATCAAAAGGTAAAATAGTCCAGGTACCGATTCGAAATTGTTCCAGAGCCTTTATTTCTTTGAATCGATGGCTAGCGACCTTTAACGCATTCATGGTTCCGAGGGATGTATAAACATCGATTCCTGCCTTCATGATATCCTTAACTCCCCTTGCGTGGTCGCCGTGATTGTGACTGAGTAAGCACCCTTCTATCTCTGAAATTTTAAAGTTAAGGGCACGTTGAATTTCTTTGTAGGAAAGGCCGCACTCTATCATTAGCTTAGTTTTACCATCAGTAACGGTATAAAGATTTCCTTTGCTACTGCTAGCATGTGTCTTGAATTCAATCATCAACTTTCACCGCATGGATCCGCTTATTCTTTGCTTGCTCTGCTTTAGGAATCCACTCACAATTAGCTGGTTCATAATTCCCAAAAGGGTCTTTTCTTTCAATTGTCAAATGCTCCTCATAGCCGTTGTTGATTGCCCATACATAGAAAGTTTCAAAATCATGCCATTCATCACAAACTCTTACCCCTTTTGCACCATAATCTTTGTAAGATTTTCTGTTCTTGTTGTAACAGCGTCCCTTCATACCGTTCCAGATACCGTGTAATCTTGTTCCGGTTAATCCGTGTGTTTTTCTGTGTTTAATCAAAGCTTTAACAGATGCGCAACCACAAGATTTTGTGTGTTCATTTCTTAGATATTCAAGGCGAACTGTTGTTTCTTGCCCACATTCACATTTGCATAAAATCATTCGTTTTTTTCGTTTTTTGTAAATAACAGAATCAACTTCTTTAATGACTGTTAATAAGCCAAAGTTTTGTCCAAAGGATATCTCTATTTTTCTTAAAGCCAATATTCAACACTCCTTTTGTTTTCAAGGGGAAGATTGTCTCCCCCCAATCACCAGCTAGGACCTGCAGAATCCTGGTTTTGCGTCCCCTGATGAACTTCTTCCTTGTCTTTCGGAACGTCAATGATTTCTGGTTGCTTTTTCAAATGTTCACTTCTTTCAATATCAATTACTTCTTGATTAGCCTTTTCTTCAATTTCCTTTTGTGCAGCGTACTCTGGATTAATCTCTTTTCGCTCATCTTCATACTCATTTTCTGTCGATTTATTGATTGCATCGACTAGTAGATCACTATCATCTGATGTGTTAATGAAAGCTTTTGCAGCACGATTGATAACCGTACGTTTCGCCATTTCCTGAGGGAATTTCTTGTGTACCGACTGTTGTGTTTTCGATTGCCCCCATGCTGCATTAATCTCTTTCTTGGTCATAACTGTCAGTAGTTCCTCATCTTCGCTGGTTTTGACCACTGCATAAGCTCCTAAAATATCGTTATCTCGATTCGGAAATTTTGTTTCATGCTTTAATAATTTTTCACGACCACCTGCAACTTCGTAATCGAACACATCACCATCAAATATCACATTTGCCCAGATATCCTTAACATTAGTAAGGCGTTTAAGTACTGCCTGTGTACCAAAATAAGAACGATTAAGTTGTAGTTGGTTCCCATAAACGATGAAATAGCACTGCGTTTTAGCTGGGCTTAAACCTTGGACAACCATATCTAGTAGAGAGTTAGCAATCGATTCTCTGGTACAAACTTCTACCGCAGGCTTACCAGCCTTATCTTTCACTTCCCGCAGTTTGAAAAAAGCACTCTTTAAAGCGTTGCTCGCATTGTAATTAGGAGGCAGGACTAAACCGTCGTCCTGCAACCTTGTTAAGCTCCTGTTTACATCGTCCGTAATATCTTTCTGGATGATGGATAATTGATTTTGATTACTCATTTAATCTCCTCCGTATCTCTCAACTTATAAAGCTTCTTGACTTGTGCAATGGGATAAATATAGTCATCTGCGTACTGATCATAGATACGTCCCTGCGGAAACATATCCCTAATAGCTTGTTCAATTTGTTTCTCCGTTGGGTAGGAATCATAGAATTTCCTAGTCGGAAGCCCATTAATTTCGATAGTGAAGGAGATGTCTAGTGGCACAAGATAGCCTCCCTATTTGGATACTCCACTCTTAACCTACTGTTCTTTTCATTCCATGCTTTCGCTGCCGTTTCATAGCTACCACTCTCTTTAATAAGTGCGTCCTGCGCTGACTTATCCAGCTCTTCGAAACTTGGTGGCTTAATCAGTTGAATGATTTGGCTATCCATTTTAGGAAGACTTGCTTCTGTGATCGACTCGGCGTTATCGATAAAGATGACTGGCGAGATTCCATAGTGTTCGGATAACGTTGAAATGATATCTAATCCGACTACAATACGATGACCGTTGTTTAATCCAGTTGAATACGGAACACCGTTGTACAAAGTCTCACATGTTTCTAAAAGGCCACCGTTGATTTGTTGATCAAATAATTTAAAGCGAGCATATTTGAATTTGGAGTTAATCTTCTCTTCTAGAAGGTTCACTTTAGTACGAATGAACTCTTCTGTTAGATAGAGCTCCTGCTCCAGCTTTTCAAACTCGGCAGCTAGGTGCTTCTCTTGATCCATTAGTTCTTCAATACGTTTTTCCGATTGATCTACTACCGAAAACTTCGCTATATCTGCCTGTAGATTTACTCGAGTGATTTTAAGTTGTCGAATCTCTTCTTCTACTTCTTGAATTTCAGTTCGCGCAGATAGTCGAAATTTGTCTAATTCGCTTGTTTTATCGAATTTTTCTTGAAGTTTTGTCGCATAGGATGGATTATCCATGATGTCTATAACAGTACTTTCAATGACTTTCAGCTGTTCATTCAGCTTCTCTAAACGTTCTTGCTTTTCAACGATTTGTTTGCCAATCAACTCGTACTCTTTTGCTAGCTTTTCATTTTTTTCTAGCAACTCTTCCTTGCTTCCTTTTTCTCTTTTTCCAGCAGTATCGATGTTTTCTAGCATTCTACTTTTACTTAAATTGAATTGAGCTAAAGCCTTTTCTCTGGTAGCAGATACTTGTTCTTTTGGGAGCTCCTGACCGCATGTAGGGCACTCGCATTCGTCGTTGTGTACAAACTCCTGGTCATTAACCTCAGCCCATTCAACGCGTAATTTTTGTAGCCTCTTATCTAAAGAGTCAATATTGTCATCGTTAAATCGCTTCTGCTGTCTTAGGTTCGACTGCTTGGATTCGAGCAAAGATATATTAGAAGTCTCCTCCTGAATTTGCGCCTTCAACATATACAGATCATCCTTAGAACCAGCTTCGTGAGCTTGTTTAATCTCTAGAAGCTCCAGTTCTATTTCTTGGATTTCTCGTTGTTTTAGAGAAATGGCATTGCCGTTACGGATGTTGCTAATAAGATCCTGTTTCTCATCAATCTCAGAGGTTAATTTTGCAATTTGAGCCTCTAACTCTTGTTTATTTAACCCCTCCAAGTCAGGAAGGTTACGCTTAACTTCATCGATTCTAATGGGGATATCTTCCCTCTTTTCGTTAATCTCAGAACGTTTAGCAGCGATTACTTTGCGGTGATTTTCGATTGTACGTCCCTGTAAGATGACAGGGAGCTTTGCTAATTCCTTATTGGATGCAATCACTTCTTCTTCCGTTATGTCTCCGCAGATTTCCAACAAAGTCGCTCTACGCTTCTGCCAATGGATTTGCTCGTTAAAATACGTGGGACTCGTAAGTAATTTGAATAACTCCTCATCAACAAGACTTACTACCTTGTCGGTATATTCTTTCTTTTTAGATGGAACCTCATCGATGTAATAATCCGTAGTGTGGCCTGAAAAAAGTTTCTCTGCACTTCCACGTTTTTTTGTCCATTTCTCAGAATAGATTTTACGAAGGGTTAACTCTACGTCATCCACTAGGAAGGTTGCCTCTACCTCATGTTCTAGACCATGTAGCACTTTGCCATCCTTTATGGTTTTAATAGAAAAATCCTTTTTGTTTTGACTATCTTTATCAAAAAGCAACCAATCAAAAGCATCTTTTAAGGTTGTTTTACCAGTTCCGTTATCACCGAACGCTTTTGCGTTTTCTCCTCGAAGGTCAAAGGAGAAAGATTCAACACCTTTGAAATTTTTCAACTTTAATCCCAACAATAAGATTCTTTTCATCAAGCAGTAGCTCCCTTCTTGCCCAGTTCAAAATATTTATTGAATTGATCCTTAGATTTGAATTGAAATACTGGGAGCCCATTAGGCTTAATTAAGATTTGACCACCAGACTTTGCTAAGCGTTGTTGGTCGAATTTGTTACCGCTAAATACTAGTTCGATCATGAATATCTCTCCTCCTAATTGAAATATTGAGGTGATTACGGTAATATAAAGACAAGTTAATTTATGTAATCACCAGTTATGGCTCGTGTTCCAGCACGCGCCATTTTTATTTAGATTTAACATAGCGACTCCTTTCTAGTGCTTTGTCGCACTGTCTTGACCAGGAAGGAAGGTCGTATCGAGGGGGATCTCTACATTCAACCCTCCTAGCCAAGACGGCAAGACAAAACATTGCCGAACATACGTGTGTATGTTAAAATTAAGTTGTTCGTATTAGTAGTTGAGCAGTGAGCTAACCCTATTAGCTTGCTGCTTTTTTTGTTTCGATTTTTAATAAAACCTGCTTTTCGAAATTTGTAAGTGCTAACCAATGCTTTACTTGAATTTTCAATGCTTGTCCCTCCCTCTCTATGAAATGCATCTTGTTACCATCGCTATATCAATTCCACGACTAGTCAACTCTTCAACTGTTCGTTCTAGGCGATCGTAGTTCTCTTTCCTACTTTGTAACCTTTCGAGTTCCGTTAATGAATTTAAGTAATCTACTGCAGTAAGCTTTGCTTCTTTTAAATCTCCAGCAGTTAATTTTTCTTCCATCCTACATATACAAGCTTTGGCTGCTTTATATTCGAGCAAAGCGTTCTGCACATCTTTTTGGAGAAACTCCCCTGTTTTTATGGCCATGTAATTATCCCCCCTGCCAACATAGATAAAGCTTGAATTAATGTATTTACATCTACCCCGCATAACATTGCTGCTACTGCCTCTGGTGCTCTTGTGGCTTGAAACCATCTAATGGCATCTGCTAATTTCAATTCTAAGTTGTCGTTTTCAAGTCTTGATACAGCACTTCGAGATAAGAATATCTGCTCTGCTAACTCTTCTTGACTGAATCCCGCTTTAACTCTCAATTGGCGGAGGATTTTTCCGAATGACATCGAAATCACCTCCTCCCTGTGCAATAACTGCACATGTGCAAATATTGGTCAGATTTTCCACTAAAGAACTATTAAAATTTATATATGAAGGAACTAGGTTGTTTCGGCGCTACCTATGAAACTTTCCGAGGGATCCAGTTTTCTATGTATCTCAACGCTGACTGGAGCTCTTTTCGTTTTACGTCTTTATAGCTTGCAACTCCGAATCTATCTTTTATTTCTCGATAGAGTTCTTTAAACAATCTAGCAGCTTCTTTTTTATCAGCAGTACATTGATAGACTTTGTGAGCCACACCTTTTTGTAATCGACGTTGCTCTCCGTGATCTAGCGTGATTTGCTGTTCGACTTTGTGATTAACATGCGTGATAAGCTTTTTAAGTTCTTCCTGTTCTTTGACAATGGACTCATGACCTTCTACCAGGTCTGCAGTGGTCCTCAATACTGTGACAAGGGCTTTGTCTTTTGACAGAGGAACGACTTTGTTTTCCCTAATGTGGTAGTATTCATCTACTAACATTTCGTAAGCATCCCAAGCTAAATCAGTATTTAATGACTTGGCGTGCAACCAAGCGCCTTTTTCAGTCCAAAGGTACAAAACAGATGTGAATTTTAGGCTGTCGTCAATTTGACGTGACCCTTTAAATGCCTTTAACTCTTCCCCAGTTAAAGCATAGTAGTGTTTACCTTGAATGTATCTTTCTGCATTTCTTTGAAAGTTTCTATTAATGATTTTGGTGTCCGTTCCAAATGATTCTGCAAGGTGCGCTGTGTTCAGTAAACGTTGACCATTAATTTCAATAGGTTGTAGATGTTTCATCCTTATTCCTCCCTTAGGGCTTGTCTCTCTAAAAAAGGTGAAGCAATTACATGTAGCGTAATTTAATTGCTTCTAAACAAAGCTTTTTATTAGAATCATCCAGATAGTCCATGTCGCCTAAATTAACTTTGTGACGCTCGTTGAATAAGTGAAGTGCTAGTTTCAACGCGAATTTCTCACTTTGTGACCAAGGACCAGCTATTTTTCTTAAGGATCCGACCTTTATCGTTCCTTCTTTTAAATCGAAATATTTCGTGTTAAATACCTGATTAAGCTTATAGTGATTCTGAAACAAATGAATGGTACCGCGCCAATAGCGATCGTTAAGTAAATAGGCTGGGATTTTGCTCAATTAGATAACCTCCCTATTAAAGTAATTTGTATTTTTATCCACCCACGTTGAATTACTAGATATCCAACTAAATACTTGCTCTCTGGGGTATCTCGCGCGAACATCCTTCAATTTAGGAAACGTGGGAATGGCAATAATTTTATTTACTGTAGATTTCTCAACTTGAAAAACCTTTACAAGATGGTCTTTCGTTAGAACTTCTGGATAACTAAACGTTTTTCTAGCATCTTCTACTCCTTGTTCATAAGCAGACTTAATTAATTTCTCTAGTCGCCCCTTAAGAAACTCGGATTCTAATTGATCGAAAGTTATCGTGGTTTCCGGCAAGAGAAACACCTCCTATGCGGTGCTTGATTTTTGTAAACCTTGTATAACATCACTAGTAAAAAAAATATCTCTAGGATCCTTATTCAACGCTGAAGCAATATCAAGTAACAAAACCCCGGATGGCTCCTGGCCATGTAACTCTATATTGGTAATTGTTTGACGGGTAGTTTTAGCTCTACGGGCTAACTCTGATACAGACATCCCGACAGCTGATCTTATATCTCTTAGTCTGTTATTCATGTATAACACCTCCTTGAATATAATGTAACACATGGATAACACAACCGTCAAGCATGATTTACAACAAATTTATTTATTTTTGATTTACAATAATGTAAAGTATGTATTACAGGTGATGAAAAATGGAGAAATTAGGAGATTTAATTAAAAATCTTAGAGGTAAAGAGTCTTTAAGAGACGCCTCTAAAAAAATTGGTATTAGCCATACATATTTAGACACCATAGAAAAGGGATTTGATAAGAGATCTGGTAAACCGGTAAAACCAACACCGGAAACTTTGGAGCTTATATCTAATGCCTATAGTTATCCTTATGACGAGTTAATGAAGAATGCTGGATATCTTAAGGAAGATATTACACTCTACAAAGTTACAGACAAAGTGTTACTCTCTCCTGAAGATTTAAAAGTACTCGATGAAATAAAAAAGCATCCTGTATTGTTCCATGAACTAGCAAATGCACCCGAGAAAAAAATTAAACAGCTTATCAAAATGTGGGAAGTCATCAAAATGGATATGAATGAAGACGACGAGCATAATGATATTATCGAAGATTAATAATTACTGCCTATTTACTGGCGGTTTTTATTTAACCAAGGACTGTGAAAATTATGCATCTAAGTAAATTACTTCAATCCTCAATTTCTGATTGCTGGGAAGAACGAGCTAATAAAGTTCTGTCCAACTTTAATTTTTCCAATCCAGATGAAATTGACATGTACCAGATATGTTGGAAATACGGTGTAAAGATAAAGCCTTTGGACATGCATTTTTTTGACGGAGAAATCAATGGTGGAATAAAAGCTATGTCTTTTCCAAAAGAAAAAGGTCGACGTGGTGTAATATATCTACTTCCTAATCTAGACCCGTTAGAAAAAAAGGTAATTCTTGCTGAGGAGTTTTGTCATTGTTATTCACATCACATTTCACAAATCTCTTCTAATGATAGTTTAATAGCAAAAACTGAAGCACAAGCTAAACGAATGGCCGCCTATTTACTTATGCCTAACAAGTTTCTAAAAAACGCTTATTCTGCAGCTGAAGAAGAAGCTGTAATGATTTCGGATATCGCAGACTACTTTGTAGTATCGGAAGAATTTGCTCATTACAGGTTACGACTTATATTTGACCGTCAAGTAGATGGATTTGGAATGGTCAAAGGAAAATTAGGAAGTATTGAGTGGATTTATTAAATCCCATTTTTTTATTTTATTAATAGTACTTTTTACACATTACATTATTACTAATAAGGAGGAATAAGAACATGGGTTTTAAAAGGTGGTTAAAAGAAGGGTTTAATGACCTATTAAAAAAACAAGTAAAACTATCTGTTATAAGTGGAGCTAATCAAATTTTTGCCATTAATGCAAAAAACATTACGATGAAGGAAGTTAATGAGGAAGGCGAAGTTACTTTTGGAACTGATAAAACTTATTACTTTATGGGAGTGGATTGGGGAGAGTCTTCTACACGAAACGTAGGTAAGGCTGCTGCTGGCGCAATAGTAGGTGGGGTTCTAACTGGAGGAGTAGGTGCTGTAGTCGGAGCTGCTGTTGGGGGTAAAAAGAAAGACAACTCCAAAGCAATCATTACATTACTAGAAAAAGAGACTAAAAGAAAAATATTATTACATATCCACTGTGATCAAGATAAATTACAAGAAATCAGCGCTTTTCCCATTGCAAATATAGAATCTACAAATGATATTCTTACTCAAAGTGTAGCAGACGAAATATCCAAATTCAAAAAACTCCTAGATGAGGGGGTGATTACGCAGGAAGAGTTTGAAAAGAAAAAACAAGAATTGTTAGGTTTGTAAAAATTCAACCTATTGGGGGCAATTATTAATGTTTGACTTGGGTGTTCTATTACTTCTCGTTTCATTTATTTATCTAGCTTTTCATTTCATTAACAAGATTAAAAATAAAGAAAGAAAATTTTCAAATAAGATTTACTTTTCATTATTAATTGGAAGCTTGACGCTGCTTTTCATGTTCACTCCTCCTGATGACGTTTCCCAAGAACAGCTTAAAACAGCAACAGTTGAAAATGAAGAGTTGAAAACTGAGAATACTGAACTACATACTAAGAACAAAGAAATCTCATCTCAAGTAGAGGCTCTAAAGAAGACAAACGACAAGCTAACCACTGACATCGAGACGTTAACTGCTGAGAAAGAGAATAACGAAAAAGCAATGGCGGATATGAAAAATCAATCCACCAATTTCGAAACAGAAAAAGAGACACTACATAAACAAATTTCTGAATTAGAAGAGAAGAATAAATCGTTAGAAGAAAAAATCAGTAGCTTAGAAAGTCAACTTGCAAGTAAAGCTGCTCCTCCAGCTACAGCATCAACTAATAATACAACATCAAGTTCATCTAATACGAGTTCAAATACTAGCAGCAATAGTTCTGGCTCTTCCGGTACCACAAATACTTCCAATGAAACTACCTCTTCTGGAGGGACAGAATACTTCCAGAACTGTACCGAACTAAGAAAAACATATCCAGCCGGTGTACCTAGTTCTCATCCAGCTTATCAAAAGAAAATGGATAGAGATAAAGATGGTTGGGCTTGTGAGTAACTAATTTCAACAAGAACATGTACATATAATGTCTAATTAATATGAAAAGCGCACATTTGTGGGCTTTTCTTAAACACTAAAAACCGAACGTATATTCTATTTTATTGTTGATATCTTCGAAAAAAACAAAATATCGGGAGTGGTAATTGAATGCACTTCAGGGAAGTTAAATTAAAAAAAGGGAAGACAATAGAGGCCTTATCAGACACATTGAAGGATCCTGTGAGTGGAAGAAGACGCCAAGTGTCTGCCCGAGGGAAAACAAAAAAAGAAGCAAAGGCCAATTTAGAAAAGAAGTTGAATGAAATAGAAGATTATGGCCTTCTTACTGGAAAAACCTCAAAAATAACATTTGCGGAACTCGCTTCTTTTTGGCTCGAAGCAAATAAAAGGAATTTAAAAATAAGTGCCCATAGATCGCAAGTTTACCATGTGAAGCGTTTTGGAAAATACATTGCTCACATCGGAGTAAGTAAAATATCTAGAGCAATGTATCAAAAAGTAATTATCAGCATGCAAAACGATGGATACTCAAGAAATACCATCGTTAATGCTCACACTTGCGCCAAAAAAATATTCTTGCACGCCATTATTAACAACATAATTAAAGAATCACCTGCCGATTTTGCAGTTATTCCAAAAAAGATACTTACTATAGAAGAAATTGAGAATAATGAGGTAGAAGAAAAATATCTGGAACACAGTGAATTAAAAGAATTCCTAACTATGGTAGAAGAACGTGGTTTATTTAATGACCTTGAAATGTTCTACCTCTTATCTTTCAGTGGTATGAGGATAGGAGAAGTATGCGCGTTAAAAGAAAGTGATATTATTTTCTTTAGCAATGAGATTTCCATATCTAAAACTATCTATAATATAGATGGAAAAATGGACGAATATCAATTATTAACTCCAAAAACTGAAAAATCCATTAGAACTATTTCTATTGATCCAAAGATAATAGATATGTTAAAAAAACTGAGTAAACGACAAAAAGAAAGAAAAATGGCGATGAGAGATCAATGGCATGATGCTGGTTTTGTATTTACCAGAGATAATGGATTTCCTCTATCGCCAAGATTTGTGCATTACAGATTGAAAAGGTATGAAAAATGGGTTACTTTTAATAAGAAGTTACACCCACACATTTTCAGGCATACGCATACATCGATGCTAGCCGAAGCTAAAGCATCTCTGCCGGCGATCATGAAGCGACTGGGACATGCCGATGGAAAAATCACTACACAAATTTATACCCATGTAACAAAAAAGATGCAATCACAAGTTGATGATGGATTATCGAAAATCCTCAATAATATGCTTTAA